TGTGGCAGTTCACGGATGCCCGGTCGTTCCCCGGCATCTCGGGGAAGACGGACGCGTCGGTGTTCCACGGCACGACGGCGGAGCTGCTGGCGCACGTCAATCCGCCCACTCCTGCCCCGAAGCCCAAGCCTGCCCCGACTCCTGTTCCGCTGCCCGTGGAGGACACAGACATGATCATCGTTGCTGTTGACGAGAAGCCGTACCCCAACCTCAAGGGCTGGCCGGGCGAGTTCCTGCTCTCTGAGGGCAAGCTCTCCCATATCGTCCACCCGGTCGACCTCGCTGCGTTCCAGGCGGCGGGGATCAAGGGGCCGGTGACGATCAGCGTGGACCAGTACAACTCGCTGCTCGCAGGGAAGTAGGGGCCGCCGCCCGTATCCTGTTCCCGGGTGAGCTAGCCCACCGCGTGGACGCAGCGCCTTGGCCGGGCATGCTGCGGGTGCAGCCTCCAAACGATCGGCCCGGGGTCCGCGCACCGGGTCGGTCATTCGCGTCCGAGGAGGTCCGATGCCCCGCATGCTCGGCACCTGCCAGCGGCCGTTCTGCCCGGGTCTGCCATCATGGCCGTACCAAGGGCTGTAGCCCACGGTAGTGGGCCTGGCAGCCATCCGGACGGTTGGTGAGCCGGGTTTCGCGTGTCCGGCCCCTGCTCCACCGGGGGCCGTTCTGCGTAGGATGGCGCTGGCTCTCCTCACTGAGTTGCCACGCCGCGGTTCGCCTGTTGGCGCAGGCCCGCGTCGGCCCGCCCCTGATCGTGGGGGCGGGCCGTTCTGCTGTTCAGGTCCCCGCCCGTTCGCCTGAATAGCCGCCGCTGTGTTCAGGTCGAGATCAGTGACCGTTTCCCCTTGGGCGGGCCACTGCGCGTAGTCCACGCTGGTCGTATGACGATCAGTGACTTGAATGAGCGCCGCCGTGCTGCGGCGGGCGGCGGCTACGAGGGCATCGTGTGCCGGTGTGGCGAGGCGTGGTTCGAGCTGCGGCCCGGCCCGACTGCCCCGACGGCTGCGGTCTGCCTCGGCGAGGACGGGGCGGTGACCGGCTATGCCGGGGTGCCGCACTGCGTGTCCTGCGGGATGGCGGTGACCGTAGCCTGACCTCATGGGCCTCAGCATCATCCTCGGCGGCGGTCCGGCTGACGGTCGCCGGGTCGAGATCCCGAACGAGCAGCCTCCGCCGTTGTTCCTGATCCCGATCGTCGCGCCGCTCAGCTTCTCGCTGCTCATGGACCCGTTCGAGGCGTCGCCGACCCGCGTCGCCGAGTACGAGCCGGTGTATGGCGTGGGCGGCTGGCCAAGTCGCTGCGATGACGGGGCGGTCCGCTACCGGCATCGGGGTACTCCGGAGCCGCTGCACCCGGGCCAGCGTCGTCCGTCGCCGACGCTGGACGAGTTGGCCGCGCTGCGTACCGATCCGCCGGTGACGTCGTACCCGTCCAATGAGGCGCATCTGCTGGCCTGCCGGACGCGGCACTCACTGTGGCGCGATGCGCGGCTGAACCCGGAGGAGTGGGCGGCTGCCCGCGAGGTGATCCTGGCCGACGTCATGGCCGCTCTGCGGGAGCGCCATATGCCGTAGTTCTACTGAAGCCCCCGTCTGGTCCTTCATGGACCGGGCGGGGGCTTCTTTGCGTTCCCGGGCGGGTCGCCGCCAACTACTAATCTGGGAGAAAGTGGGAGCAGATTAGTAGTTGGGAGGGCGGACCCTGTGGTGAACTACTGGCCCCGCTGGCGGGTTGCGCGTCTGGAGCGTCGTCTCGCCGCCGCGTTCGCCCAGTGGGTGCGGGATGGTCGTCCGCTGGTCGTCCTGCCGCCGGATCCGCCGTGCCCGACCGGGCATCTGGAGACCGTGACCATCCCCGACCTGCTCGGCGGCGACGGCATGATGACGGCGTGCGCGCACTGCAAGCTCATCCTCGACCAGCCGCCGCCCGTACCCGACTGCACGAACCCGACGGGCGGCCACCGGTTCCCGGCGTACAACATGCCCGGGGAGACCGCGCGCGGCGGACCGTGCATCCACTGCGACATGCCGTTCCCCAAGGAGACCCCTTGACCGCGAGCGGCGAGTGGGACGTGGACGAGTTGCGGTCCCTGGTCGAGGGCAGCCGTGAACTCGGCGCGGAGCACCTGTCGGAGGCCCTCGGGGGCATCGGCGTGCCGGACGAGATTCTGCGCGAGCTGCTGCCGGAGCTGGGCCCGGACTGGACGTTGTGCCCACGGCAGGCGGAGTGCGACCGGCTGGCACCCTCGCGGCGTCCGCGCGACTGCCACCTGCGCGGGTAGCGGCGAGTCGCCGTTCACGCCGCGACGGCCTCCCCATCCTCGGCAGCCTCCCTCTCCCGCGCCGCATGCCACCGCCGGTACAGCGCGTCCAGCTCCTCCCGGGCGTCCTGCGTCCACTCCCCCACACGCGCAGCCTCCGCCGCCAGGGACCGGATGGCCTCGTTGAGGGCATCGGGCGACGACAGGTCCGGGGCAGGAGTGGGAGTGTGGTGCATTGATCCATTGTCCCAGGCGGAAGGGCCCGTTCACGCACCCGGGCGGCACCGCATCTGGTGCAGCATCAGCAACCCCGCCACAGCGTTCGCCGACCGCACCGAGCCCTTCGCGACCAGCTCCGGCACCAGCGACAGCGGCACCCACTCCCGCCGCTCCGACTCGAAGTCGTCCTCCGGATGCCCCACATACTCCGCCGACTCCGACCAGTACACGTGATGCAGAGCATCCGACAGGCCGTTCGACGGCTCCACCGTCAACAGGTGCTTCAGCGGGCCGGGCCGCCAGCCGGTCTCCTCCAGCATCTCCCGCGCCGCCGCGGCCTCCAGCGACTCGCCGTCCTCGACGACACCGGCAGCGAGCTCCCAGCCCCAGGTGTCGGTGATGAACCGGTGCCGCCACAGCAGCAGCACCTCGTTGTCGTCGTTCACCGCGGTACACAGGGCCACGGGCCTCAGCCGCATCAGGTAGTGGTCCAGGTGGCGGCCGTCGGGCAGCTCGACGTCGGCGAGGTTGATCCGCAGCCACGGATTCGAGTAGACCTCGTGCTCGCCGAGGTTCTTCCATACCGACATTGCGCGCCCCATCTGTCGCCCCTGACTGGTGGGGTGACGCTATCGCAGCCGGCCCGCGACTACAGGGGCACGGTCAGGGACTCGTCGATGCGCTCCACGGCATCCCGGGCGACGGTCGAACCGTGGCCGGCGAGTTTGAGGCGCAGGCTCACGAAGCGGTCGCGGAGCCGCTGGGACTCCATGCCGGCAGCGAGGTCGAGGGCGGCCATGGCGTTCGCGGCGGCCTGCTCCGGTTCGCCGCGCCCCAGGTCCACGGTGGTCAGCGTGGCCAGGCGGTGGACCCGGCCGCGGGCGTGGGCCTGGGTGCGGACGGCCTCCTCGGCGAACTCCCGGGCCGGGCTCCAGTCCTCCAGGCTGATGAGGGCCTCTGCGAGCTGGGCCTCGACGAGGCCGGGCTGCACGTAGCCGGTCTCCGGCGGCTCCTCGCCGCGCCGGATGCGCCCGGCCGCGTGCTCGGCGTGCCCCATGGCCTTGTGGGCGGCGGCGATGTCGCCCAGGCGGGCGAACGCCTTGGCCTGCATGGCGTGCAGGTCCGTGGCCAGCGCGGGGCTGATCTGGTCCCCGGCGGCGCGCAGCCCCGCTTCGGCGAACGCCACAGCCTGCCGGTAGTCCTTGAGGAACACGGCCTGGTTGACGAGGAGCGCGATGACGTAGCCGCCGAACGCCTTGTCGCCGGACGCCTTTGCCAGGCGCAGGGCGTGGTGGAAGTAGCGCTGCGCGAGGCCCTGGGCGTCGGAGTCGTAGGCGCAGATCCCGGCCACGGCGACCAGGCCCCCGGATGCGCGGTAGAGCTGCCGTCCGGTGGCGTCGTTGTAGGAGCCGCGCAGCAGCGGGGCGGTGTAGCCGGTGAGGAACCCGACGATCCTGCCGCGGGTGGCGACACCGCCGGACGCCCGGTACATCTGCTCGTAGCGGGTGCGGGCGGCGCGCAGCATGTCGACGTCGCCTGCGCCGACCCGGGGTGTGCCGGGGCGGGAGACGTCCTTGTCCTCGGGCGGGTTCTCCCAGTCCCACACGGGCATGACGGCCGCGGTGCCGACGACAGCTGGGGCGGCCTGGACGTCGGGGCGCTGCTGCTGGTCGGAGCGCCATAGGGCTGTGGCGCGTTCGACGAACCCGGCGAGTTCCGCGGGTTGTGTGACTGCCCCGGGTTTGCCCATGCCGATGTCGTCGAGGCTGAGCGGCCGGTGGAGGGCCGTGCTGAGGATGTCGCAGATCATGCCGGGGACGGCGCCGCGGGGGCGTTCGCCGCGGATCCAGCGGGTGACGGCGGTGTGGTCGTAGCGCAGTGGCTTGGGCAGGTTCGCCCCGGCGGTGTTGAGGCGGGCGACGAGCCCGGCGTAGGACATGCCTGCTTCGTCGAGGAGCGCGTCGAGCAGGGTGTTGGGCTCCATGACTGCCGTCCCGTCAGTTCACTGTCTGTGCAATGACGGTAGCGGAGCTCAATTCGCACGGGGTGTGAATCGAGCGCAGCGGTCGGTGTGTTTCACACGCTGTTGCTGGTGGCTGAAAGTGTCGACGCTTGATCCATCGGTACTTTCGGGGAGTTGACCAGTGGAAACCACGGCACCGGAGCGCGAGCAGACCTCGCCCACCCGCGCTCAGAAGGACTGCAGGGCGTGCATCGACTGCGGCGGGACGGCCGGGCCGTTCGCCCCGGCAGGGCTCGTCTACACCCGCTGCGAGGGCGGCGGACGGCTGCCGTGGCCGGTTGTCGCCTGCGCGCTCGGATGCCCGAAGTGACCGCCGCGTGGCCGCCGTGGCTCGGCCCGAAGCCGCCGGTGACGCCGGGTACGTCGACGGCGCTTCTGCCGATCGGCCCGGACCGGCCGGTGCTGCGGGTCCCGGACGTGCTGGGCATTCCCGTCGCGGGACGGCTGCTCGGCGACTGCGTTGACCGGCTGCTCGTCGGGGCGATCCTGCACCACCGGCTCGGCGGGGTCACGTACTGGTTCATCGCCCGCGGCGCCACCGACGAGTACCCGCCCGGATGCCGCCTCCTCACCGGCCGCGCCTATGTGGCTGTGCCCGCACCGGATACCGCGTACTGCACGGTCGCCCGCTGGCTGCACCTGCCCGCCGTCGGCCGCCTGACGTCGCCGCCGTGGCTCGCCCACGCCCTCAACGCCCAACACGCCACCACCCTTCGACCCGGAGCAGCAGCCATGACCCAGCCCATAGCGCCCGCGCGCTGCGAGATGTGCACCGAGCCCCCGAGTCGCAGCGGCCCCGTCATGGCCATCGGGCCGGACGGCAGGAACGTGGACATGGGCCACCCCATCTGCTTCGCCCGGGCCCGCCTCATGGCCACCGCCCCGGACCGGACGAGAGTGCGGGCATGAGCGAGCAGACAGAGCCGCAGCGGGGCCGGGCTCCGGGCGTGTGCACCTACTGCGACGAGTGGGTGCCCGACGGTGTGATCGTGGGCGAGATCGAGCGTGATGCCGGGGCCGCCTACACGCTGGTGCGGCACCTGGAGCACGTCGGACTACCGAAGCCCGCGTCTGCGAACCGGCCGCGAACGTGGACGGGGTGACGCTCCACCAGGGGGCGCACGGGGGCGCACTTGCCCGGCGTGTACCGCAACAAACAGGTCGTGAATTTGTCGGATGTTTGGCGAGTGCAACGGTTTTTTTGCTGCTCTTACCGTGCGTTCCCACGGTGTTCCATGGCGGGCGGCAGGGGCGGTTCGCCACCCCCCGCGCCACCCGGATTGCGCCACCCCGGACTGTGCCATTCGTCAGTGAGAAGCCAGGTCACCGGGACACGCAGAGCGTCGGCGAGGTCGAGGATGGCGTCGAGGGTGACGGTGCCGGCGTTGTTCTCCAGGTCGCTGATGCTGCGTCGGTCGAGGCCTTTGGCGGAGCACATCTCGCCGAGGCGCTGTTGCGAGAGGCCCTGGGCACGGCGCAAACTTCGGAGCCGATCACCCACTTCGCCTCGGCGGCGGATGGTCGTCGGGCGGTCGGACACATAGGGCATCCCAACAACGCTGGAGTGAGCAAGATCAAATGTCTGTACAGTTAAGTTCCCATTTGGGGACTGGAGTGACTGGCGCGGTCTTGAGCGAAGCTCCCTTCGACGATAAGTTCGCACGCATGTTCGAGTTATAGACCACATCGAGACCCGCCCACGGCCAAGGCGGGGGCGCTAGAGGCCCAGACCCCGCCTCGCGCCTGCCCCCAGAACGCCCCACGGGAGCGCTCCAGACACACCCGCCACACACCGCCGCGTTTCCTGACACCACAGTGGTCAAACGTTCTACCGTCATATGCCGCAGTCACATCCCCCCGACCCCGGGATGCACCAGGCGCCCGCCGGCGCCAGTCAACGCACCGTCCACCCCGGAGCACCAACGTGAACAGCAGTCAGCGCGACGAACGATCCACCGCCCGGCACAGAGGAGAGGCACGCCCCAGGTACTCTCACGCCGACCGTCTCGCCACCGCCCAAGCAGACCTCGCCGCAGCCGAAGAGGTCGACCTCGCCAGAGCCACCAGAGCAGAGATGGCACTCGCCTTCGAACGCCTCCGCGGCGGCCTCGCCGACGTCATCCGCATGGAACTGGAGCACCACCCCGAGCCCTGAGGCTTCCTGAGCAGCGGTGATTACGATCCCAATGGACCCTCTAATGGCAAGTCAGGAACCTGTTCTGCGCCAAAAGGGTCCCCCGCTCCGACCTTTGCTACTAGCCTCAGCAGGCATGGCGGCACTCCCGGAAGGCACCCCCGCACCAGCATTGCGCGCCGGCCTCTACGGGCGCGCCTCCCACGATCCCAAGAAGCGCGGCCGGTCCGTAGCCGACCAGATGACCGACAATCGGCGTACCTGCGCGGAGCGCGGATACCTCATCGTCAACGAGTACGTGGACCTCGACCGCTCGGCCTCGCGCCATGCGCGCAGGGGGCGGGAGGACTACGAGCGGCTCGTCGCCGACATCACTGCCGGGCAACTCGACATCCTGGTGTCCTGGGAGTCATCACGCGTTAACCGCGACCTGGAGGCATACGTCAAGCTCCGCAACCTGTGCATGGAGAGCAAAGTCCTGTGGTGCTACAACGGCACCGTCTACGACATGCGCAAGGGCTCCGACCGGACCGTTACCGGCTTCATGGCGATGATGGCCGAGGCCGAGGCCGACGGCATCCAAGAGCGGAACGCTCGCACTACACGGCTCGCCGCGGGCCGGGGAAGCCCGCACGGCAAGACGCCCTTCGGCTACACACGCAGATACGACCCCACCGATGGCAGCCTCATCGGCCAGTTCCCCCATGACGAAAACGCAGATGTCGTCGCAGACCTCTTCGTCCGAGCCGCCGCACTCGAATCCCTGAGCAGCCTCGCCCGCCGCCTGTCGGACCACGTCCCCAAAACGACTGAAGCCGGCGTGCGCTACCTCCTCAAGAACCGGGCCTACATCGGCCTGCGCAGCCACTACGGCCAGGACGTCAAAGCGCTCTGGGACGGCATCGTCGACGAGGGTCTTTTCTGGCGGGTGCAGGAAGTCCTGGCGGATCCTGCCCGCCGAACGAGTCGTGACGGCCGGGCAGTGCACCTCTTGTCTGGAATCGCCGACTGCGGCCTGTGCGACGAAAGCGAGCGGGCACGCTGGCTGCGGAGGATGAAGCCCACCTACGGAGATCTCGAGCGCTATGGCTGCGGGCCCGCGGGGCACGTCTCGGTGGGCATGGAAAAGCTCAACGCCTATGTAGAGGCCGGATTGATGCACTGGCTCGCGTCCCCCGCTGCGGCGGCGGCTTTCGTGCCAGTCGCTCCGGGCGAGCTCGCTTCTGCCCGGTCTCGACTGGCTGCCCTGCGTGGGCAGTTGCAGGAGGCGCGCGAACTGGCCTCGAAGTTCGACCCGGTGACCTACATCCCGAAGCTGAGCGCGCTTTCGCTGGCGGACATGGAATCGAGGGTGCTCCCTCTCATGGAGCAGGCGGAGGCGGATGTTCGCCGGCTGGCCTCGATCGGCGACCCCGTCGTGGATCGACTGCTCGGCGCCGACCCGGAACTGCGCGAGGGCGTGTGGGATGACCTGGAGATCGAGCAGCAGCGGCACGCCCTCAGGCGTCTTGTGCGGGTCACTCTGTTTCGGGCAGCCCGCATGGGCGACAGTCGGCTCGACTCGAAGCGCGTCCGGTTGCTGTTCGTGGGCCAGGCGGGCTTCGAACCTGCGGGTCGCCGCACTCGCGGGCTGTCGGCAGTCTCGGACTAGTTCCCGCTCTCGGCGGCTTTTCCCTCGGCCGCCTGTCGCCGGTGGTCGTCGAGGCGGATGAGCTTGGGGTCTTCCGCGGCAGCGAGCATGTCGTCAACTTCGCCGTTGCGTTCGGCGAGGACCCCGTCCATGAACTGGTTGATCATGAGCGTGGCGCGCTCGTCTTCGAGTTCCTTGCGCACGTCGGCAATCTCGGCACTGGCCCGCATCTCTGCGGATGCCACTCCGTCGGCGAGCCTGCGCTCGTAGCGCTCCTCGCACTGCTGCTCGAAGGCGTGGGCGCGCATGGCCGCATTGACCTCCGCCTGGTCTGCGCGTTCGCGTTCGGCCTGGACCTTCCGGTCGGCGTCGATGCGCACTTCCTCGGCCAGTCGCCGGTCACGCTCACGCTCCGCGAGTTGGAGTGCGCGGCCGACCTGGGCCTGCGTTGACGCCTCCTCCGTATTGAGGGTGGCGTGCCGCAGGCGTTCCTTCTCGAAGCTGGTGTCAGTGATCCACTTTTTGACGAGGGACAGGGCGTAGGCCGAGATGCCTGCGGCGAACAGGGCCTCGCCGAGGGTGCGCGCGTCGTCGGTGATGATGAGGATCACGAGGCCGGCGACGAGTCCGATGAGCGCGGGGACCGCCGTATACAACCAACGCTTCGCCTTCATCGCTCCCCCATCGGTCAGCCGTGCGCTTCCTCTCTCCCTTCGTGGCCATCCTCGGTGGTCGGCTTGGGCTTCTTTCGAAGAATTTCGAGCATTGCCCGCACATCGGCCACGTCGACCTGCCACGAGTCTGCCGCCTCGTCAGGAGTGAGTGGACGTGAGCGTACTGACTCTTGCGCCCCTTGGGGTGCGGTTTGCGGTGGGTTGCTTTCGGATTCGGCAAGAAGCTTCTCGACCGTGGTCTCCAGGGCCTTCGCGAGTCGGGCGAACGGGCGCACATCGGGCATGCGTTCGCCCTTCAGGAGGCGGGTGAGCTGCCCGATGTCCATGCCGGAATCCTCTGCGAGGCGCTTGCGTCCGCCGGTGCGCCTGCCCGGGGTGATGTCGTACTTCAGGTTCCCACTGGCGTCCTTGACGAGCATTGCCTTGGCCGCGACCACGGCGGCCAACCGCTGAAGTTCTGACGTGCTCACGTCGTCACCATCCATGTTTCTGATGCTAGCGATCTGACACGCCAGAACAGGCGGACTTTGTCAGCTGACAAGCATACAGGTCAAGCCAATGTTGGCGCGGGGCACCCCGCAGTCCACACAACACCCCCCACCTTGAGCTTTTCCCTCGTCGCGCACAATGCCGCCCACTTACTTGTCAGATGACATTTAGCGGTGTAGCTTCATTGTCAGTCGACAAGTTGTCGACTGACAATCATGAAGGAGGTGACCCATGCCCATCACCTTTGACGTCGACCTTTTCCGCAGCGAGACCATCGCCGCCGGCCACCAGACCATCGAGCAGATCAGCGAAGCAACCGGCCTCGACATCGCCGTACTCTCGCGACTCCTCAAGAAGCTGCGCCAGCCCACCTTCGCCACCGCAGCCCGCTGCGCCAGGCCGTACACCAAGCCACTCGGCGACTACGTGCACTGGAGCGCGGACTCCGAGGCAGAGCTTGAGGTCGAAGAGGTGGCCGCGTGAGCCCCGAACGGCGCCTGCAGATCCTCGGCGCGGAATGCGTGGCCGAAATCCACCGCATCGTTGACCAGGCCCCACCGCCGAGCCCCGAGGTCGTCGAGGAAATCCGGCAGATCTTCGCGCCGGCCGTCGAGCGCTACTACCGCCGCCACGGCACCAAGCAGAAGCAGGTCGCCGCCGCCTGAAGCAAGTTCGGCCGCCGCCCGGGATGCACCCCAGGCAACGGCCAGCGAGACAACCCACCGCTACACAGATCAGAGAGGAGTGGGCGCTCATGCTCATTCTGACATCACCACCCGAGACCCTGACCCTCGCGGACGTCTTCCGCCGCGCCGCGCAGGTCATCACCCTGAACGGTCTGGCGAAGGGCGCGTTCGTTGCCCCGCCGGTCGTCCCGGACGCGCAGGACCGGGTGCACTGGCACGACGAGTCGCTGCGCCCGGTCGACATGGTCGGCGCGATCCGGATCGCGTGCGGCGAACTGCCGACGACGTCCGGCGGCCGGCTGGCGATGGCCGCGGTCGAGTTCGCGTCGCTGCGGGTGCCGGGTCAGGCGCCGTGGACGGACGACCGGCCGGACCACATCGAGCATTTGGCGGACTGGACGGATCTGACCGCGGTGGATGCGGCGGATGTCGCGAACAAGTTCGTCGACCTGGCCATGGACGCTGCGGCCGTGGGGCGGGTGTCGGCATGAGCCTCCCCGAGATCGTTCGTTCCCGCGCCGCAGAGTTCGGCAAGGCGCACAAGTACGTGACCTCCGCCGAGGAGCGGGCCCGCGTCGGGGCCGCGGTGGAGCAGCTGCCTGAGGGCAGCCCGTACCGCGCGTACCTGGCGGATCTGCTGCCTGAGGACCCGGGCCCGTATGTGCCGACCGCGGTGAAGTTGGCCGCGCGGGTTGCCGAGCTGGAGCAGCAGTTGGCCGGGGTGTCGCGATGAGCCTGGACCTCTGGAGCCCCGCCGCGGGCTTGGACGAGCTGACGTACTACCGCACCGAGGACGACACCGTCTCCTGCCCCTCCGTGTTCTACGGCCACGCGACCGCGGGTGTCCTGTCGTGCATGTCCAGTCAGCCGGGTCACGTCGACCTGCCGGGCGGCGGCGACTGCGGCGCGCTGGTCGAGGGCTGGCACCTGTTCCGGTGGACGCCCGCGATGGCCGCGGAGTCACGGGCCGTGCTGCTGGAGGCGTTCGGCGGCTGGGAGTGCCCGTCCTGTGGCCGTCCGTGTTACCGGCAGGGCCGTCGGGGCTGCTGTTCGGCGGCGTGCGAGCTGGCCGAGTACCCGGTGGACGACCGCGAGGACGCGGGGGTCGAGGCATGACCCACGACCGTTACGGCGAGTGGCCGATCCTGCTGGAGTCGTGCGAGACGCGGCTGGTGTGGGTCGAGGCCGAGAGTCACGACGAGGCTCTCAAGTACGCCTCCCGCGACTGCTACGACATCTTCAGGAGCGGGGAGCCGACCGAGATAGGCGGCATCAACGCCGCCCTGCCCGACGAGTTCGACGACGACATGATCCGCGACTCCATTGGCAGGCAGGGCCCAGCGCCGCTGTGCCTGGTGTGCCGGGCGTACATCTGGAATGGCCCGGACGAGCACCACGACTTCGAGTGCCCGGTATACCGCGCCGGCGTCAAGAGGTACCCGACCAACCCGATCCCGAGGGTGGTTGAGGTGGTGGACCTGCTGCGGAGCCTCCTGGCGGGCCGTGACGCCGGGGTGGAGAACGACGGCACTCGGATCCGGGTGCAGGTTCGCCCGGAGTCGGTGGCGCAGTGGCAGGCGTGGTTGAAGCTCATGGCGGTGGACCCGAAGAAGGTCCGGACGCTGGCGACCTACGCGCACGGGATGGGCCGCCTGGGTGGCGACGCAATGTCGTCGGTCGACGTGATCCTCGTCGGCCTGGGCGTCCCGCAGCTCGACGTGGCCACCGGCGGTGCCTCGTGACGCTCACTGTCGAGTCCCCGCTGCCGCTGGCCGCCGACCGCGAGCCCGGCGTGTACCCGGACATCCCCATCGAGGAGTACCACCGGGACCGCATGTCGCTGTCGGTGTCCGGCGCGAAGGAACTCCTCGCGTCCTGCCCGGCGAAGTTCCGCTACCTGCAGGACCACCCGCAGGCCCCAAGCCCCGCCATGGAGTTCGGCACGGCTCTGCACGCTCTCGTCCTCGGCAACGGGCCCGACATCGAGGTCTGCGACTACGCCAGCTGGAAGGGCGGCAAGGCCCAGGAGGAGAAGCTCATCGCCCTCGCGGACGGGAAAATCCCGGTGCTGGCGAAGGAGAAGGCCCAACTCGACGGCATGGCCGCCGCGGTCCGCAACCACCACACGGCCGGCCCCAGGTTCGCGCCCGGGTCCGGCGTGTCGGAGCAGTCGCTGTACCTGCGGCACCGCGACACCGGCGTGATGCGGCGGGCCCGCCCGGACTGGCTGCCGCACTTCACCGGCGAACGCCTCCTGGTCCCGGACCTGAAGTCCTGCGTCAAGGCGGACCTGGACTCGATCCAGAAGGACATCGCGAACTACCGCTACTTCATGCAGGGCCCCTGGTACCTGGACCTCATCAAGGGCCTCGGGCTGTGCGGCGACGAGGAGCCGAAGTTCCTGTTCGTGTTCGTCGAGAAGTCCGCGCCGTACCTGGTCACCGTCGTCGAGCAGGACCAGACGTCGCTGGACGCGGGCCGCCGCGAGAACGCCACCGCGCTGCACACCTACGCCGACTGCCTGGCGTCGGGCACTTGGCCCGACTACATGGCGCCGTTCGCCCCCTACATCCCTCAGGTCGCTCTGCCCACGTGGCTTGAGCGCCAGTTCGTCTAGGAGTTTCGATGGATCAGTCCCTTCAGATGCGCCCCGCGGTGCCGGCGACGAGCCAGGCGACGCGCATCGAGCAGTCCCGGGCGGAGGCCGAGGTCCTGGCCGCGGTCATGGCCGCCCGCCAGTTCCCCCGCGATGTCGAGTCGGCGCGGGCGGAGATGCAGCGCGCCTGCCGGTCGATGAGCGTGGCGGAGACGGCGTTTTTCGACTTCAACCGCGGCGACGGCACGGTCCGCGGCGAGACCATTCATCTCGCGAAGGAGCTCGCGCTGATCTGGGGAAACCTGGACTTCGGCGTGATGGAGCTGTCGCGTGACGACGTGGCCAGGCGCTCGGAGGTCCTGGCGTTCGCGAAGGACCTGGAGCGCAACACCCGCTCCTCGGCGATCTTCATCTCGCCGCATAAGCGGGACGTCAAGACCGGGGCGAAGGACCTGGCGAGCCTGCGGGACGTGTACGAGAACAACGCCAACATGGGCGCCCGGCGGCTGCGGGAGGCGATCTGGGCGGTGCTGCCGAACTGGTTCCGCGCCGAGGCGTCGGAGATCTGCCGTCAGACCCTGAGCCAGACCAAGCCGGGCCAGACGTGGGAGCAGCGCGTCGAGTCGACGGTGGCGATGTACCTGGCGGTGGGTGTGCCGTTGGCGCTGCTGGAGGAGAAGGTCAAGCGGCCGCTCAAGAACTGGGGTGAGACCGAGGTCGTCGACCTGGAGATCACCTACCGGTCGGTGGCGCGCGGCGACATCAAGCGCGACGACGCGTTCCCGCCGCCGCGGGTCACGATCGAGGAGGCCGCGAAACCAGCGGTTACGCCGGAGCCGGGGGCGACCACTGCCGACGCTCCGGCCTCGGAGGAGCCTTCGGCGGCCACCGTCCAGGCCGGGCCGCCCCTGGCTGCCGACGAGGGCGAGCCCGCAGCGCCGATCATGGCGGGCTGGCAGACGGCCTGGCGTGAGGTCGGCGGCATCGCCAGCGAACTGGGCTGGGACGAGGCGCGGGCCAAGGCGGAGTTCGCGGAGAAGAACCCGACGGTGCCGTTCGACAAGTCCAGCGTCGACGACCTGCGGTTCTTCGCTGACCACCTCCGGACGCTCACGCCGGCAGGTGTGGCATGAGTGGCAACTCGGTGACGACCGACCAGTACATGGCCATGTCTCCGGCCGAGCAGTTCGCCTACCAGCGCAAGCGTTTCGGGGCGATGCGGCGCCTGGTCGCCGAGCACATCGCGCAGGAGATGCGTTCCGGCCAGCACGCCCGCCAGCAGGCGACGTGGGTGCTGGCCGAGGACCTGGACGACGCGGGCCTCGAACTGGACTACCTGATCCGCAGGTGCATCGAGGCAGCCGGCGCGAACTTCGAGCAGGTGTGGGTGCGCCCGCCGCAGCAGGACCCGTGGGCCACCGAGACGGCCGCTCGAACCGTGGACCACCTGCAGGCCGAACTCGCCCGCCACATCGCCGGAGCCTACGTGTCCGGCGGCGATGACCAGGTGGCGCGGGCCCGGGAGTTGGAGACGGCTCTCGACGCGCTCGGGATCAACGTCGACAAGCGGGTCGACGCCCTCGTCCTGGAGCAGATGCGCATCCCGCCGTCCTACCGCGGCACCAACGGCCGCGCCGACGTGCCGTTCTGACGCGCCGGTGGCCCGCTCCGGCGAGGAGCGGGCCACCCCGACCTACTGATCCACCTACCGCTCATGGAGGCGAACCGCATGACCATCATCCCATCCCGCGACCAGTCGCCGTTCGACGCGATCCGCGAGATCGACGACTGGGGCCTCGAAGTATGGCGCGCCCGGAGCCTGCAGCCGCTCATGGCCTACCCGCGCTGGCAGCACTTCGAGCCGGTCGTGAAGCGCGCCATGGCAGCTGCGGCCAACGTCCACGACGCCGAGGCAGTTTTCACGGTCGAGCGTAAAAACCCCGACGGCGGCGGTCGCCCGCTGCGGGACTACCGGCTCAGCCGCGCCGCCGCCTACTACGTAGCCATGAACGGCGACCCCGTCAAGCCCGAGGTTGCTGCGGCGCAGGCGTACTTCGTGCGGCAGACCCGCAAGGCCGAGATCGCCGAAGCCGAACGTCCCGCCCCGGAGCCGGCCACGACGATCTCGTGGGATCAGGCCGCGGCGATCGCCCGCCTTCAGTACGGCTTCGACATCGACACTGCGGGGCTGCGGGACTTGCTGTCGAAGGGCGGGATCCTCACGAAGGACCTGCGCCCGCACCGCAAGTGGGAGCACCTGTTCTGGCCGCTGGCGAACCGGTGGGAGATCCACGCCTACGTCCTGCCGCAGCTGATCCGCTACGCGGTGACGGTGCGACGGCAGTTGGCGGCGGCGGAGGAGGACTTGCAGTTGTCGCTGCCGCTGCCCATGTCGGGGCTGCTGGTGGAGGCCCCGGCGCCGGTGCAGCGTCCGGCGCTGCTGGCCGACGTGCTTGACCTGCCGCGGCAGACCCGGGGTGGTGACGCTTCGTGAGCTCCAACGACTTGTTCATCACCGGCTGCCTGGCCCTGTACGTGGCCGCGCTGGCGTTGTTCACCTACTACTCCTGCCAGAACTCGCAGCCGGCCCGCGCGGTCGCGGACCTGGTCGAGTCCCCCGCTGTCACTGCCGGCTGGCGCGAGTTGGCGGATGCGGTGTGCGGTCCGCGCCCGGAGGAGGTGTCCGATGTCCGCGAAGGCTGACAACGAGCGCCTCGCCAAGGAGAACGAGGAGCTGCGCGCCAAGCTCGCCGAGGCTGAGGCCGACGCTGCGTCGCACCTGGCCAACGTGGTGCGGCTGTCCCCGGAGGCCGCGCGCACGAAGGAGGCCGAGGCTGCCCTGGGTCGGGTCCATCAGGATCGTGAGGACGCCTGGGCGCAGGTCGTGGCCCGGGACACCGAGAACACGAAGCTCGCCAAGGAGCTGGAGGCCGCGATCGCCGCGCAGGGCTCCATGCCCGCCGATCTGATCGCCCTGAAGCGCATCGTCACGGATCACATCGTCGAGGCGATGACGGGTCCGACGTGGGGCATCGTGCTCGGTCGGCGCCTGCGGACGGAGATGGTCGAGGCGGGGTTCCCGGTGGCGACCGAGGTCGAGATCCGCGCCCAGCTTGGCGGCTCCTCATGATCGCCGCTCTCCGCGCCTTCCTGCGCCCCACTCCCCCGCCTCCGCCGCAGCAGCCTTCGCCCCGCGGCCTGGTGCAGGCGCAGTGGCGGCGGCCGACCCACTCCCCGCCAGCCCGTACCGACCGCCTTGGAGGCGCGTCATGACCACTCTCCGGAGCTTCTCCTTTGGCGGCGGCGTCCAGTCAACTGCGGCTCTCGTCCTGGCCGCCCAGGGCCGCATCGACTTCCGCACGTTCCTGTTCTCCAACGTCGGCGACGACTCGGAGGACCCGAAGACCCTGGTGTACGTCGAGGAGTACGCCCGCCCATTCGCTGCCGAGCACGGCATCGAGCTGACGACGCTTCACCGGATCATGCAGCGCACCGGGGAGAGCCGGACGCTGTTCGAGGATCTGACGCGCGACGGCTCGAAGTCGCTGAAGATCCCGGTGCGGATGTCGAACGGGGCCCCAGGCACGCGCTCCTGCACCGCCGACTACAAGATCGGCGTGATCGGCCGGGAGCTGAAGCGGCGCGGCGCGACGGCCCTGCATCCGGCGACGGTCGGGATCGGCATCAGTGTCGACGAGATCCACCGGGCCAACAACCGGCACTGCGAGCCGCACGAGCGCATCGAGTACCCGCTGCTGGACCTGGGGCTACGCCGCACGGACTGCATGCGCGTGATCCGCGACGCCGGGCTGCCGGTTCCGCCGAAGTCGAGCTGCTACTTCTGCCCGTTCAAGCGACCGGAGTCGTGGCACGAGCAGCGGCGATCCGAGCCGGAGCTGTTCGAGAAGGCGTGCCAGCTCGAAGAGCTGCTGAACCGCCGCCGGGACGAGCTGGGCAAGGACCACGTCTGGCTGACGCGCTTCAACAAGCCGCTGCGGGAGGCGATCCCCGACGGCGTCGACCTGCTCCCGATGTTCGACGAGTCCGACGGCAACTGCGACTCCGGCTGGTGCATGACCTGATGCCGCCGCTCGCCCCCTGACCACTCCCCCGCCCGCCTCCGACCCCGTCACGCCCCGAGCCGGGTCACACCGGCCGCACCCTCACCGAGGAGCACGCCATGCCCATCGCTCTCACGCCCCGCCGATCGTGTCGCCCCGTCCTGGACCTGCACCGCGCGGCACCGCACCCGCCGCAGCGCGACTGCCAGATGTGCCACGCCACCGTCGCCGGGACCTGGCACGGCGACACGTTCGTGTGCGACCGCGCCGGGCACGTCACCGAGCCACTCAGCACCGGACCCATCCGCACCTACGCCTAGCCACCCGCACCCCTGGAGATCACCGTGATCCGCAACACCAGTGCCGACATGAACGACCCGATCAACGCCATGCTGCTCCTCGCCGAAGCCATGGGCCCCGGTGGCACTGAGGGGGCCATCGTCGCCCAGGAGAGGCAGGGCCAGCGGGAGCTGGTCCACTCGGACCGGCTGCCGACCGACACCCGCAGCACTGACGCCGAGTTCGCCGCCCTCGGGTTCACGTTCGGCGAGCCTGACCAGCGCGACCCGATGTTCCGCCCGGCGACGCTGCCCGAGGGCTGGGTCAAGCAGGCCAGCGACCACGACATGTGGTCCTACGTCGTGGACGTCCAGGGCCGCCGCCGCGTCAGCTGCTTCTACAAGGCGGCGTTCTACGATCGGTCGGCGTTCATGCGCCTGACCTCGGTCTACGAGTACGTGGGCCAGTGCGCCTGGGACGGCATCGACCCGATCAGCGACGGCCAGTGGGCCACCCCGGAGGCGCTCACCCGGGAGGCGCAGGCCGCGATCGTGCGCTGCGACGAGGCCATCGAGATGTACAGCGGCGAGCGGTACAGCACGGACGACTTCGGCAAGCGGCACGCGGCCGAGCAGCGGGTCCACCGGGAGCGGTACGCGGCCATCGTCGCCCGCTTCGAGGCCGAGGCGGGTGCCTGATGAACAAGCAGCAGTTGACCGAAGCCGTCGCGAAGACCCTCGGCGAGAAGGCCGCCCCCGCCGCGGTCGAGGCCGTGTTCGACGCCATCACCCGGGAGCTCGCCGACGGCGGCGAGGTCCTGGTGGTCGGCTTCGGAACGTTCCTCAGCACGAGGACCGCGCCGCGTCCGGCCCGCAATCCGCGAAACGGCGACCTGGTCCACATCCCGGCCCGGACCCGGCCGAAGTTCCGCCCGGGCCAGAACCTGCTCGACCTCGTCAACGGCGACCGGCCGGTGCCGAAGGACGGGTCGGCGATCAGGAAGGCATCGAAGGGCACGCGCACCGTGGCGCCGCCCGTCGACGCCAGGGCGGCGCGTCTCGAGGCCGACCGCAAGGCCGCCGCTGCGGTCATCGCCGGGCGCCGCGTCGCGGGACAGGCCGGTGCCCGGTGAGCGCCGAGACCGAGCAGCCGACCACGCCCGCCGAGGGCAAGTGCACCGCCTGCCAGCAGACCCGTCCCTTGTTCTGGTTCTCGTGGGTCCCGGCCGGCTGGCACGAGTTCAAGGAGGCGCAGTTGTGCGCCCGCTGCCACTCGGACGCCACCATCGCGGACGAGAACGAGCAGCCGATGCCGTGGATGGACCTGTTCCTGAACGGCACCGACGAGCAGCTGGCCGCCCTGGTGTCGAAGGGCGGTGCCTGATGACCCGCACGAAGACCCGCCAGCGCCCCGCCCCGCGCCGCGCCCGCACGAGTCCGCGCGAGGTCCGCATGCCGGTCCCGGGCCATGCCCGCGGCAAGGACGCCTACCTGGTGATCCGCCGCCGGGGCAGCCGGTGGGCCGTCCTGGACAGCTTCCGGGGCGCCCCGGCCTACGTGGGCGCCGCCGAGTTGTGGCAGGAACTGGCCAAGGCCGAGTCGGACGGCGAGGTGTACCGCTGGTCCGAGGCGGACGCGCGCCGGCTGATGGCGCGGTTCGTGGAACAGGCGGTGGAGATCCACCTCAACATGCTTGGCCGACTCCGCCGCATCGAATCCCTGGCGGCCGACATGGCGCCGCCGGAGGTCATGCCGCAGGTGCTGACGCCGGAGCAGGTCCGGGAGCGGCTGCGTCAGGCGGAGGCTGAGGTCGCCGCCGCCAGGACCAAGCGGGCGGAGCCGGTCGAGGAGCGCGTCTTCAACGTCCCGGCCGCCCTGGACCGGCCCGACTGGCAGCCGCCGCGCCCCGACCCCGCGCCCGACCCGCGCCTGCTCTCGCTGAAGGCCATGGGCATCCCGGCGAACTGCGAGGACGCCACCGTGGGCCTGCCGCTGCTGCGCGTCCACGGGCCCGACGTCACGGCCGTGCTGCCGGTTGTGGCGCAGTGGCCGCCGCTGCCTGACAAGCCGCCCACGGTGCACCTCAAGCACCTCACCGAGTCGGCCCCGTCGGCTGGCGAAGACGCCCGCGCCTCGGTCGCTGACGCCCTCGCACCCGACCTCGTCCACTAGCCACCGGGCGCCACCTCCCGGCGCCCGGCACCAACCACCCTTGAAAGGCCCGACATGACCAACCCCGACCGCCGCCTCATCGCGATCGTCCTGGACCGCTCCGGCAGCATGATCAACGTCAAGACCGACACCGAAGGCGGACTGCGCGCGTTCCTCGCCGAGCAGGCCAAGGCGCCCGGCGAGACCACCGTGTCGCTGTACCAGTTCGACGACCAGTACGAAGCCGTCCACGAGAACACGCCGCTCGCCGACGTCCCCGACTTCGTTCTGCACCCGCGCGGCATGACCGCGCTCCTGGACGCCGTCGGCCGCACCGTCAACGCGGTCGGCTCCCAGCTCGCCGCGATGTACGAGCCGGAGCGCCCGGGTGAGGTCGTCGTCGTGATCCTCACCGACGGCTGCGAGAACGCCTCCCACGAGTTCACGCTGCCCATGGTCAAGGATCTGATCACCCGCCAGCAGGACGACTACGGCTGGAAGTTCGTGTTCCTCGGCGCGGACCAGGATGCGTTCGAGGCCGCCGGGGGGATGGGCATCGCCCGCGGCACGACTCTCTCCTACGCCTCCGCGAACACCACCGACTCGATGACCAAGGCCGGTCACATGGTCGCCCGGGGTACCGCGTCGGGGCTCTACGCCTTCACCGACGACGAGCGCGACCAGACCAGCTGACCCGACCGCTTCGACCGCGCGGCTCCAGCGTCGCCGCGCGGTCGGCCACCCGCCAACCAACCCCGGGGGAACCCCATGCTGCTCTACCTCTTCACCACCCTGCACCACCTCCCGCGACTCCTCGCCGGGCCGTTCACGGTCGCTGTCGCCCTGCTCCTCACCTACGGGCTCAGCGCCACCCGGGAGGAGTCGTGAACCACCTCATCACCCGCGCTGTCGGCATGCTCCTGGCCCTGCCGCTCGTCTGCGCCGAGATCGGACGCGGACTGCGGAAGCGGATCGGGGGTCAGCCGTGATCGCCCTCGCCGCCGTGGTCGCACTCGCCGCAACCGTCGCCATCTGGCGTGCCCTGCGCCGCGCCAGCAGGCACGTCGACGCGCTCCGGTGGGAGGAGTCGACGCGCAGCACCCGCGCCGACTACACCGCCACCGGCTGGCTGGCCATCGACCACGCCGAAGCCGCCATCCGCGCCGCCTACCGGACCCTCGCCGCCAGCCCTGCACTCTGCGAACTCCTCGACCAGGCACAGGACGGAGACCAGTGAACCTCCCCGAGAAACTCCTGCTCATCGCCGTCGTCTGGACCGCCCTGTCCGTCCCCGTCGGCCTGCTCATCGGCCGAGTCATCCGCCTCTGCGGGCGGCCGTGATGACCCACCTCTCGTGGCCCGCGGTCTGCGCAGGCCTGGCGCTGCTCGAAGGGCTCCTCGGGCTGCTGCTCGCACCCATCTACCGTGACGAAAGGCAGGAACGATGACCACCGCCTGGAGAGCCCGCGCCGCCTGCCAAGGCATGGACGGCGACATCTGGTTCCCCGTCAGCTACGACAACCCGGCCGACGCCATGCAGGTCCAGGCCGCCGTCTCGATCTGCCACCAGTGCCCCGTCCGCGAGCAGTGCCTCACCGAGGCCCTCGCCGACGAAGCCGGCCGCAAGCTCTACGCCCGCTACGGCATCCGCGGCGGCTACACCCCCCAGGGCCGCTACAACCACTACCGCCGGTCCGTCCACAACCGTCCCCGGGTTGCGGCATGACCGGGCCCGTCGTGATCGGCCTCGACACCGCCATCGGCTCTGCCAGTTCCAGCGGCACCGGCATCGCCTCCTCCCTCGGCTGGTGCGAAAGCGTCGGCTACCCCGACCGCAAGAAGAAGGACCGGGCCTTCAGCGCACTCCCCCACCCCGAGCGCCTCGGCGAACTCACCCGCCTCGCCGCCCGGATCACCGAGACCATCGGCCGCCCCGACCTGGTCGTCATGGAACTCCCCGCACCCTCCCGCGCCGGCGGCGGCAGCCACGAACGGGCCTGGCTGTGGTGGGAGCTGTACCGGTGGCTGCACCGCCACGACATCCCCGTCGGCCTGCTGACGCCGAACCAGCGCGCCAAGTACGCCACCGGCCGCGGCAACGCAGGCAAGCCGGCCGTCGTCGACGCCCAAGCCCGCCGCTGGCCCGCCTGGGAGACCGGCGGCGACGACAACCTCTGCGACGCGGTCGTGCTGATGGCCGCCGGCCGCGACTGGGCCGGCTGCCCGCTGGCCGCCGTCCCCAAGGCCCATCGGACCGCGGTCGACAACGCCCAGTGGCCCGAGGGCTTCACCTACACCCGCACTACTCACCTGAGGAGCGCCTAACCATGGCTGGAGAAACGCAGATCACCCTGGTCGGCAACGTCATCGCTGATCCCGAGTTGAGGTTCACCCCGTCGGGCGCGGCGGTCGCCAACTTCCGCATGGCGTCGACGCCGCGGACCTTCGACAAGCAGACGAACGAGTGGAAGGACGGCGAGGCGCTGTTCCTGACCGTGAACGTGTGGCGGCAGCAGGCCGAGCAGGTTGCCGAGTCGGTGACCAAGGGCGTGCGGGTGGTCGTCGTGGGCGCGCTGAAGTCCCGGACCTACGACACGAAGGAGGGCGAGAAGCGCACGGTCTTCGAGGTTGAGGCGGAGGACGTGGCGGTGTCGCTGAAGTTCGCGACCGCCAAGGTCACCCGGGCGCAGGGCGGTGGGGGCGGTGGCCAGCGCCAGCAGTCCGGCGGCCAGCAGCAGGGCGGCGGGTGGGGCTCGGCTCCGCCGCAGCAGCAGCGCCAGCCGCAGGGTGCGGGCGGCGGATGGGGTGCGCCGCAGGGGCAGCAGTCCGGCGGGTTCTCTGACGAGCCGCCGTTCTGACCCAGGTCTCCCGCCTGGACGGCCCGTGCACGTGGGGCTGTCCGGGCGGCCCGTGCGGGCGCGAGGACACGCGCCCGTATCCGGAGGGTCCGCGGTGCGGGGATCACGCGCCGTGGGCCCGCGCCGGCCGGCAAGAGCCAGGACGTGTCAGGGACCGAAAGGAGGATGCGCAGTGATGGGGATGCGGAAGTCAGGAGTCGCTGGACGCCTCGGTGCGCTGCTTGCGCTGGAAGGCCGCGACCTCGCGCTTGATGTACAGCCGCAGGTCGTCCGACCGCGAGATGCCCTTCGCCGCGCACACGTCGGCATACGCGTCCCACGTCTCGCTGTCGAGACGGAAGACGCGGTTCGGCATGGGGTCGCGGGTGGCCATGGCAAAAGGCTAGCCGATGTACACGCATGTAGTCGACAGGGCGACATGCCCCAACGGCCAGTTCTGCACCCCTTTTGCATAGGCGTTTGTCGGCTCCAGCTGATAGCGTTTTGCATATGCGATTCGGCTCCACTTGAGCCCGAGTCAGCCACCGCGCTGCCTAGGCGCAGCAGGGATCCGCCCCAGGTACGGGACTCACGCCGCCCTGCATAGCCCAACACCCCGAAAGGACCCCCGTGCTCAACAAGGCAACCGGCGAGATCGACGACGTCATGGAAATCTCCGCCCTCCTCCTGGACCACCTCAACGGCCGCTCCCACGAAGAGATCAGCCACGAGTTCCACCAGCTCGTCGAAGCCGTCCAGGCCCACGGCAAAAAGGGCGCCCTGAACATCTCGTTCACCGTCGAGCCCCCCGCCTCCGGCATGGACGGCTCCCCGATCTCCATCTCCATCGAGTCCACCGTCAAGGCCCCCAAGGCCACCCCGCCCAAGGCCATCTACTTCGTCGACGGCGACGGCAACCCCTCCCGGCAGGACCCCCGCCAGATGTCGTTCGACCTGCGCGACAACACCCCCGCCCCCACCAAGCTCAGGAACGAGAACTGATGACCGACATCGACAACGTCCAGGCCGTCATCGACACCGCCAAGCAGGCCAGCACCGCCCAGGAACTCCAGGTCGGGAAGATCTACACCGTCGCCCTCGGCGCCGGCTGCAGCAAGACCATCGACCTGACCGGCGACGAGTGGAAGGCCACGCCCAGCCGCAAGACCGGCAGCACCACCGTCCGCGACGTGCCCTCGTTCCTCGCCTACTACGGCAAGCACGCCGACGACAGCACCGAGGTGTACGCCGACGTCGACCGCCACACCGTCACCGCGGTCCTCGACGCCCACGCCGCCGACGCCGACGGCGCCCGCTGGGGCAGCCACCGCGTCGCCCTGGCCCTGCGCACCACCCAGTCGTGGAGGGACTGGACCGGCCACTCCGGAAAGCTCATGAGCCAGGACGAGTTCGCGGAGTTCCTCGAAGACCACGTCTCGGAGCTGGTGGCGCCCGCCGCCGCCGAGATGCTGGAGATCGCCCAGTCCCTCCAGGCAGCCACGAAGGTCGAGTTCAAGTCCGCGTCCCGGCTCGCCGACGGGCAGCGGCAGTTCGAGTTCGTGGAGACCGTCCAGGCCAAGGCCGGAACGAAGGGCCAGCTCACCATCCCGGAGAGCTTCAAGATCGGCGTGAAGGTCTTCGAGGGCGCCGAGGTCGGAGACACCGTCACCGCCCTGCTCCGGTACCGCATCAACGGCGACAAGCTGACCATCGGCTACAAGCTCCAGCAGCCCCAGGACGTCCTGACCATCGCGTTCCAGGACGTCGTCACCGCGGTCGGCGAAGGCATCAACGGCGGCACCGTCCTGAACGGCACCCCGGCTTGATCCCCACGGGCAGCAACCGCAGCGCGGGCAGCAACATCCTCTGCCCGCGCTGCGGCGCGCCCGTGATCACCACCCCCGACGGCGAGCTCCTCAACCCCGAGACCGACCCCCTGGGCCTCCACCTGCCCGACGGCGGACGCCTCGACGCCACCCAGGCCCTGCCGATCCTCGCCGGACGCGCCCCGCCCCGCGGCCACCACCGACATGCCCCCGGTCCCTACGGCTGCAACCCAGCACCTCTCACATTGTTCTGAGCACGAGGAGCACCACGACGTGGACAACGTCCGCCACATCGACGACCCCCGCACCGGGGACGACGGCACCGGGCGGCCCCCCAGCCTCGACGACGACGCCGAGCAGTACCTCATGGCCGCCATCCTCGACAGCCCCCGCGGCTACCAGGAAGCCGCCGAGGTCGTGGACCGCGTCGACATCGAGAAGCCCGGCTACCGGCTGATCTGGGACGTCACCGGCCAGCTCGTCCAGGCCGGGCAGCCGTCCCACTTCATCGCCGTGCGCGCCGAGATCGAACGCCTCGGCCGGATGCGGGACATCGGGCACGGCAAGCTCATCGACGACCTGTCCGCGGTCAACATGCCCGCCGGGTCGGCCGGCTACTTCGCCGAGAAGATCGCCAAGAACGGGCGGGCCCACCGCGCCCGCACCGTAGCCCTGCGGCTGCGGAATGCCGCCGACGACCCGAACGCGGACGTCGACGTCTTCGACAAGATCCTCACCGAGTACTGGACCTACGAGGCCCAGCGCGCGATGGGCACCAGCGGCCCAGCCAGCCGCGTCGACGCCCTCATCGCCGAGATGCTCGACACCAAGGCCCTGGACGACATGCCCGCCCTGGAGCCGCTCCTCGGGGACCTGCTGCACCTGGACACCCTCGCCCGCGTCATCGGCCCCTCCGGCCACATGAAGAGCTTCGCGGTCATCGACTTCGCCGGCCACATCGGCACCGGCCGCCGCTGGCACGGCCGCTACGTGCGCCAAGGCCTGGTGGTGTACCTCGTCGCCGAAGGCTCCGGCGGCATCCGCAAGCGCGTCCGCGCCTGGGAGCGGCACCACGGCGTCGCCATGGAGCACGTCCTGTTCCTGCCCCGCCCCGTCCAGGCCATGGACTCCGAGTGGCTCACCCTCATTGAGGCCTGCCGGCGCCTGGGCCCGGCGCTGGTCATCGTCGACACCCAGGCCCGCGTCTCGGTCGGGGTGGAGGAGAACTCGGCGAAGGAACTCGGCCTGGTCATCGACCGCATGGAGCAGCTGCGCGCCGCAACCCGCGCCTGCATCCTGCTGATCCACCACACCGGCCACGTCGGCGACCACGGCCGCGGCTCCACCTCCGCCAAGGGCGCCCTGCAGTCCGAGCTCCACGTCTCCAAGAAGGGCGACCGGGCCGCGAACACCATCGTCACGATCAAGACCGGCAAGCAGAAGGACGACGAGCAGGACGGCGACATCCAGTTCGGGCTGAAGGTCGTGAACCTGCCCGGCGAGGCGAAGCCCGACGGTCGGCCCGTCACCTCCGTGGTCCTGGTACCGCTCGGGGAGGCGTCACAGGCCTCCGGATTCGAGGCCCCAGAGGGCACCGTCGACTGGCTCGTGCAGAAACTCGACGCCGCGAAGGTCCCCGCGGACTGGGGCAATCGGCTCGTCAAAAAGTGGTTCATCGATCAAGGAGTCCCGGCCGGCAGCACGAAGGTCGAGGAGGTCGTGAGGCTGCGGAAGTCGCGTGTTTCAGACGTTCCCCCGCATGTTCCCTACCAGCCAGTAACAGAAATGTTCCCCCAAGCCGGGGAACACGAAGACGTTTCCGCAGGTCAGACGTTCCCCGGGAACGTCGGGGGAACACCGGGGACCCCCGTTCCCCCGCAGACGTTCCCCCGCCCTCCTTCTAGGGAGGGGGAACGCAAGGACGGCGACCCGATATGCGCCTCCTGCGACAAGCCCATGGACCCCGCCTGGAAAGCCCGCGGATACGACACCCACGTCATCTGCGACACCACCGGAGAACCCGCATGAACCACACCCGCACCAACCGATCCGACCTCGCCGTCGGCCACCTCGACCCAGTCGCCATTGCTGCCGCCTACCAGTGCGGCCACTGCGACAGCGACCCGCCCACCCTCGACCTTGACCGCAACGGCGTCTGGCACATCCACATCGGCCACGACGACAGCTGTCCGGTCCTCGCCGGCACCCTCACCGGCGCACCCGACCTCGCCCGAAGTCTGCGCTGACCCGCCGTCAAGGACACATGCCGCCAGACAGCCGTTCCTGAGGCCCCAATGCCGTCCCACAAACGGCGCCGCATCCGAGGAGATGACCATGCCAGCCCCCGTCTCGAAGGCCAGGATCGACCGCCTCGCCGAGAAGATCACCACACGATTGAAGCGCGGCTGCGGCGAGTACCAGCTGCGCTACGACGTCGAGGAGCTGCAGCACTTCGCCCGCTGGGCGGCCGAGGTTGCATTGCAGGATGCGCAGCGCGGCCAGCCCCAGGACGTCGCAGTATCGCCCGCGCCCGTCGTGGCCGCGCCTGGGGCCTGCGACCCCCCTGGGGCGGGCGCAGCGCCTCCGATCGTCTCCCAGGCCGTCACAGGGCCCTCTGAGGCCGTCGGGCAGGTGCAGCCGTGACCGCGCCGTTCTCCCCCGCCGATCTCGCCCTGGTCGCGCTCATCGCCGAAGGCCACGGCAACCGCGACATCGCCGCGAAGCTGGACCTGACCCTGGGCACACTCAAGTACCGCATCGAATGCCTGATCCGCAGCCGGCGCACCTGCAGCCGGGCAGCCCTCGTCGCCCAGGCCTGCCACGCCGGACAGCTCGGACCAGCGGCCAGCGAGCCGCTCGTGCTGCCGTGCCGGCTGCGGGAGATCCTGCCGGGCCTCGCCGCCGGATGGAGCAACCCACGGATCGGGAAGAGCCTGTTCCTGTCGGCGGACACCGTGAAGGGGCGCGAGGTGCAGCTGTTCGCGCTGCTCGGGGCCAACGGGCGGGCCAACGCGATCCTGCTGGCGTATCGGGCTGGACTGCTGCAGGAGGCGGGACGGTGACCGCCCTCCTGATCCTCGGCACCGGCTCCCGCCACCTGGGCCTGCACCAGTGGGCCAAGCCCGACCGCGCGCTGGTCGACGTGACGCTGATGGACTGCTGGCACGACGCCGTTCAGGACGGCTACGACGGCATCCGGCTGCTCCAGGGCGAGGCTGACGGCGCGGACACGCTCATGCGGGAGTGGGCCGTGGGCTGCGGCGTGCCCGTGGAGGGCATGGCGGCCCGCTGGCAGGAGTGCGGGACGACGTGCCCCGAGGGGCATCTGATCACGCGTCGGGGCCGCACGTGGTGTCCGACGGCCGGGTTCCGCCGCAACCAGGCCATGGTCGACCGGCAGCCCGGATGGGTCGTCGCGTTCCTGATTGCGGGCATGCCGTGCAAGGGCACCCGGGACTGCGCGACGCGGGCCGTGCGGGCCGGGATTCCGGTGCTGACCGTGGAGGCCGCACGGTGACCGCCCCCACGCAGCACGACGGCCCGGTCGGCGACGCGGACCGGGCGGAGGAGACGGCGGGGCTACTCGGCGGCGGGGTCGGTGGGCTCGGCGGCTCGCTTGGCGTCGACCTCGTCGGCGAGCTTGCGCGCCCACTCGCGGCTGTAGGGCACGTGCTTCTCGATGGTGGTCAGCGGGACTCCGGCGTTGCGGGCGTCGGCGATGAGTTCGGAGAGGGCGTCCTTGGCGGCCTTGTGCTTGCCGCTGGCGGCTTCGAGTCTCCGCAGCCAGGCGGCCATTTCCTTGGGCGGGGGCTTGGGCGTCATGACTCGCATGGTCTCACGGGCGAGTGCCAACTGACTAGGCAATCCCGCTCCATGATTTATTGCCAACTATGTTGCGATCATGGGCGGCGTCACCCCATACTGAAAGTGCAAAGAAAGTTGGCACTAAGTCAGCAGGGGGAAACCACCGTGAACGCCACCGCCCGCCGCTCCGTCACCCGCCGGATCGCCACCACCCTCACCGCCGTCCTCGCCCTCCCGAAGACGGCGCTCTTCCGCCTCCTCAACGGCGCCGAGATCCAGCGCATGCTCGACCAGGGCGACCTGATCACGGTGAACACGGTCCTGGACGGTCTCGGCGTCGGCGTCGACTTCAAGGACGGCTACCGCTCCTGGACCGGACGCCACATCGCCCAGGCGTACCGGGTCGCCAACCAGCGCCAGCCCCTCAAGGCGTGGGTGCAGCACCGCACCACCGGCCGGTGGATCTTCGTCTACTGCTACACCCCCGGCGACGAATCGATCACCGCCGGACTGCGGATGTACTCGCGGACCGCGCACCTCGTACCGGTCAGCGCCACCTTCTCGGAGGCCGCCTAGGACCGACTTCGCCGCCACCACCGCCACCGTGATCCTCGACGCCGCACCCCTGGTCGCCTCCGCAGTCGCGGACCTGCCCCACCCGGCCCTGGCCCGCTTCACCTACGCCCCCGACGGGGTCCGCCTGACCGTCGCCGACACCACCGCCCCCGAACGCGACCTGATCTTCACGCGGGTGTGCTGCGCGTTCGACGCCGCCGACTGGGACATCAGCGCCCGCCTCGCCGACGGCATCCGCGTCGGCGTCACCTTCCACCCGCCGTGGACCCGCACCCTCACCGGCGCACCCGACCTGCCGTTCCCGCCCCGCTGACCAAGGAGTCACCGCCATGGACAAGATGACCCGCCGCACCCTCGCCCTGTGGCCCGACGCCCCGACCACACCCCTCGACGCCCTGCGCCACACGATCGCGATCGGCCACGACATCGCCGACGCCGACATGGCCGTCATGGTCACCAGCGGCGTGTACGGCCCCGGCGTCCGGACCGGCCTCACGTGGGGCGACCTGCGGGCACTCGCCAGCCTGATCGACACCGAGGAACAGCCCCACAGCCCGGAGCCCGAACCGCCCGCCACCCCCGCCACCCCCGCCACGGTCCGGTTCCACAACGGCACCACCGCCGTCCTCGACGGCTGGTCCCTCACCGAGTTCGGCGCCACCTACTACGGCGACGTCTACACCCAGTTCTCCGGCTGGATCGACCGGAAGGACCCGGAGACCCCGGTGGTCGGCGCCGCGCAGATCCTGCACGCCGACCTCCCGGGCCGTGACCCGATCGTCGAGCAGGACGTGAACGTGGAGGTCACCGGCTACGGCGGGCCGCGCAAGTACATGAAGCTGCGCTGGCGTTCGGGCTACGACCGTGCCGCCGACCAGCGCATCAACCCCGCCTAGCCCCCGCCGTCACCCGCCCCACCACCGCCAGGAGCCCGCCATGCCGAAGCCCGAACTCGGACCCGTCGCCGTAGGTGACCACCTGCTCGTCCTGCCCCGCAGCTACGGACGCGGGACGCGCCCCGCACCGATCGACGCCGTAGTCACCACGGTCGGCCGGGTCTGGATCGACCTGGAGAGCACCGCAGCCCGGCCCGTCAATGCGTGCCCCCAAACCTGGCGGATGCGCCTCGACACCCAGTCCGACGCCGGGCCCAAGGCGCAGCAGCAGTACGCCACCACCTATGTGACCGCCGAGCAGTACGCCTGGAGACAGCGCAACGCGGCGGTTGAGGAGTACCTGCGGGAGGTCAAGGTGCGCCTGGACTACGAGTCGCCCTGGAACGAGCCGGAGCGCCGCATCGTCCTCGCCAACCTCCTTCGCGCCCACGACGGGCTCGACCCGCTCTGACCCGCTCCTCCCCCACGCCCCGCCCCGCGACCGAAAGGCCAACACGATGACCGCGCCCCTGACCGACCAGCAACTCGCCGAGATCACGGCCCGGCACGAGTACGGCGATGAGGAGTTCATCCGCCACTGCGAAACCGACATGGCCGCAGTGCTCGCCGAAGTCGCCCGCCTCCGCGCCGACCTGACCCAAGCCCGCGCGGCAGCCCCGCTGCTGGTCGACCGCGAGGACCTGACCGAGCTGGCCGCGATCCTCGACGCCGAGCGCTACCGCCTAGACAAGGGCGACGGGAGTCCCGTGCCGCAGCCGCGCTGGGGTGCGAATGTCCGCGTCTCGCAGGCCGTCCAGGCGGCGCTTGCGGGCGAGGACCCGCCGCGCCCGAGCCCGGAGCACTCCGCGGTGTACATGGACGGCGACCGGCAGGTGTGGTCCGAGTACAAGACCGTGCCCGAGAGCGATGCCGTGCTGTCGCTGGTGTGGGCCGCCGAGAAGACCAGCTCCCGCGCTGCCCTCGCCGATGAGGGCGTCGACCTGCGCGTCGTCGGGTGGATCCGCTAACCCCGCCTGCCCGTCGCTGTGGCACCCGCGGCGGCAACCAACGAAAGGACTGGTCGTGACCGCCGAGAAGCTCCACCGCCTCCGCTGCGACGCCAAGCGCGACGGGCGCAACAACCCGCCCTGCGGAACACCGTCCGAGACCTCCGGCGGCTTCATCTTTCTGCCCGACTTCCGCGCCCACCTCAAGACGCAGGGCTGGCACCGCAGCGGCAGCAAGGACATCTGCCCCGACTGCTGGACCGACGGCTACCGCTAACCCCCCGCCCCGTCTTCGCGTCTTCGGGCGCACCCCAACCCAGGAGCAGCACGATGAGCAAGTCCGCGACCCGCAGCCGCACCGCCACGCACAGGCCGGCCACCAAGCGCCGCCGGTTCCGCCACGACGAGCTCGTCGCAGTCGACCTCTTCAGCGGCTTCGGCGGACTGACCAAGGGCATCGAGATCGCCGGATTCAACACGATCATGGCCGCGAACCACAACGCCTACAAAGTCGAGGTCCACGAGGCCAACCACCCCAACGCCGAGCACTGGATCGCAGACCTGGTCGACCCCGAAGCTGCCGACTACCACTCGGCGCGCGACCTTCCCGCAGCCGATCTCCTCGTCGCCGGGGTGTCCTGCGTCAACCACTCGAAAGCGAACACGCTCAAGGCCTACGCGCAGGGCCTGACGCTGTTCGAGCTTGAGGACCCCGAGTTCGACGCGCGGGTCACCCGGTCCGAACGGGACCGGGCAACCGCGAACTGCGTCCTGCACTACGCCGCCCAGCACCACCCGCGGCTGATCCTCATCGAGTGCACCACCGAGCTCACCTCATGGGGGCCCGCACTGCCGTCACGCCCGAAGGTCGGCGACGGCAGCACGTACCGGTGGTGGCTCAAGCAGTTCGACGTGATCGGCTACGACCACAAGGTGCTCTACCTGAACTCGATGTTCTTCGGCGTGCCGCAGTCGAGGAACCGCGCCTACTGGGCGTTCTGGGACAGGACCCTGGGCGCCCCCGACCTCGACCACAGGCCGGCGACGCACTGCCCCAGTTGCGACATGGACGTGGAGGCGGTGTGGTCCTGGCGGACCGGCGTCCCGCCGACTGGAACGGTGAGCTACGGCCTGCAGTACGACTACCGCTGCCCACGCTGCCGCCGCGAGGTCGTGCCGCCGATGACGCCGTCGCTGGTCGCTCTCGACCTGGCCAACCTGGGCACCCGCATCGGCGACAAGCCCGTCAAGACGTTCAAGGACGGATGGGTCGGACCGCTCGCCCGCACGACGATGGCACGCGCCGAACGGTGCCGGCAGAAGTTCGCCGACTTCCCGGCCGTGCTGATGCCGGCCAAGGCCGTGCACGGCTCGGAGCGGCACCCGTGGCAGCCTCTGTCGACGCAGACCAGCCAGCAGGAGACCGCCCTGATCTCTACTGGCTCGGTCGTTGCCGCGCACCGGCACAACGGCGACGGGCAGCACTTCACCCTGCCGATGGACACCGTCACGACAACGCAGGAGAAGGCCCTGCTGCTCGCCGTCGACAACTTCCAGGGCGCACCGCGGGGCGTCCATGACCCGCTGCCGACGCAGGTCGGTTCCGAGACGATGGCGATGCTGTCCACCGGCGTACTGCCGTTCCGCAAGCACACCACGCCGACGACGCACGGCGAGGCGATGCCGACGGTCACATCGGACCAGATCCCCGGGGTGCTGACCGCGGCCGGCGCAGTACACGCCGGCTGGTACAAGCAGAACGGCTCGGTCGGCAACGAGACCGCGCCGCACCCCATGACCGACCCGTTCGGCACCATCACTGCCCACGACACGACCGGGCTGCTCATGGCCGAGTGGCGTGCGCAGTTGTCCGACCTGCCGTTGGAGGACTGCTACTTCCGCATGATGCGCGAGTACGAGATCGGTCGTGGCTGCGGCTTCGACGTCGACTTCCCCGACCACAAGGGCACCTTCATCGTCTGGGGGAGCGCTCGCGACCAGGTCGACGGCTACGGGAACGCCGTGTCCCCGCCGGTCGGCGCGTGGATCGGGGCTCGGCTGCGCGCCGTCCTTCATGCCTGACCTCCGCCCCAACCCCGGTCGTGCCCGGCCGGGAGCAGCCCACCAAGGAGACCCATGTCTGCTCGAAGTGATGTCGCCCGGATGATGACCAACGGCCTCGGTGTCATGAGTGACGCCGAGGAGGCCACGCTGCTCGACGCGTTCGCCGCCGAGGTGCGTGCCGCCGCGCTCACTGGGGCCGCCGAGGAGGTTCGCCGCCGGGCGTCGGCATTGCAGGGCACCACGGCGCAGGTCACCGCCGAGGCCATCGCGTGCCTTCTCGCCGACATGGCCACCGAGGCCGCACCGATCACCGCCGCCGCACCCTCCGCCCTGTGACCTCCGCCTGCCGGGGCCGATCGGCCCCAACCCACCGAAGGAGCCTGATGCACGTCCGCGTGAACACCTACCCGAAGAAGTCGATCACGTTCACCAGTACTCAGGGCGTCGTCGTCACCATGCCGGTCGACGTGGAATGCACGGACCCGACGGAGGTCGAGTTCGACCTCCCCGCGCTGGCGTCGATCAGCATCGTCGGCGAGATCACCAGCGTCACCGGAGGCGAGTGATGACCAGCCCTGTCCGCACCAGCACCCCCGACCGGATCAACCCGGACGGCTCGACCACGATCGTCATGAAGCGGGCCTGCAACGGCTGCGGCGAGCGCCTCGGCGACGTCACCGAAGCCGAGATGTTCGCCGGGATGAACGGCATCCCGCTGCCCGACGTGCGCCCCGAATGCCCCAACTGCCGTGCCGAGCACCCCGTTGCCGCATGCCGTCCGATGCGGATCTTCGCTGGCCCCGCCGAGTGCCTCAACGAGGAGTGCGAGGAGTACGCCACCGAAGAAGGCGACGACTCGGGCATCGACAGCTGCTCCCACATCCGCGAGGAGATCTGCTGCGCCGAGCACTCGACGATCCACGAGGACGACGTGGACCCGGCCGAACCGTGGCCCTGCCAGTACGACACCGGCCGCGCCGCCGCTGCCCCGGTGGCGGAGGGCGGCCAGCGGTGAGCGCCCCAGCATCCCGCATTTTTGCGGGTTACTCGGGCCGCCCCACAGTTCGGCCCCACCCTGCTGCCAACCCACCTTGGAGGATCCCGATGATCAGCCCCGCCGCACGATTCGCTGCCGCCTACGCCGCCCTGACCGCCAGCCACGAGGTCGCCGATCATTGGGTCCAGGTCGACTCCTGTGCCGTCGCCAAGGGCACGCCGGGCCCGACCGGGGCGAAGGCCTGCGCGACCCACGTCGCGACCTACACCGCCACCCAGGCCGTCGCGCTGCTCGTCGCTGACCGGCTGCTCGGCCTCGGCCTGACCCCGCGCCGTACCGCCGCAGCCCTGGCGATCTCCGCCGTGACGCACTACGTCGCCGACCGTCAGGCTGGGCACTGGCGCGACGACCACCCGCGCGGTGTCGCGTGGCTCGCCGCCGTGACCGGACATCGGGGCTGGCTGGAGCGCGACCCCGGCTCCCCGTACCTGATGGATCAGGCTTGGCACAAGGGCTGGATCGCCGTGGCCGCCCTTGCTGCTGCTGTGCCGGTGCCCGGGGACGGCGCGAGGTGAGCGCCCGGATCTGTCGGCATCCGCTGCGGATCGTCCCGCACCTGCCGCAGTGGCTCACCTGCGACCTCTGCTGCGCCGACTTCCTGCACCGGGAGGACTGCCCCGGCATCGGTAGTCCGGTGTGCGCGCAGCGGTGCATGGGCGGGGCGACCGTCGACCCGCTGCTCCTGATGTGGATCCAGCCCGCCTGCGAGAGGACCGACCATGCCTGACCTTCCCCCCACCGACGAGCAGGTCCTCACCGCCGCCGCCAGCGGATACAACGCGCACACCATCGCCCGACTCCTCGGCGTCGAGGACACGGCCGTTCGCCGCACCATCGCCCGGATCCGGCGCCGCCTCGGGGCGACCAGCCTCGACCACGCCGTACAGATTCACCAGACCAGCAAGGAGCAGCCCGATGCCTGACCTCACGCCCGCCGACGAACTGAGGGCCGCAGCCGAGCGCTTGCGCCGCCTCGGGAACGCCGCCCTGATGGACGTCCTCACCAACAGCTTCTGGCACTCCGAGATCGTCCCCGCCGAGGACTCTGACGGCCGCTACGCCCACGGGATGCGCAGCGGGATGGGCGGTGAGGCCGGAGACCTGGGCGCGGTGTTTACGCCGGGCATGGTGACGCTGCTCGCGGAGTGGCTGGACACGGCCGCCGACTACGCCGAGCCGGGCGTCCACTTCCCCACGCACATCGGCCGCGCCTACGCCGTTGCGCGGGCCGTCAACACCCCGACCGAGGAGACCTGATGGCCACCACCCTGCGCGACGAGATCAAGGCCGCCCTGTCCGAGGCGGGCGCGTTCTGCGGCGAGTGCGGATTCGAGCCCGGCGACACTGGCTGCCCCGACTGCCAGCGCTGCCACGACATGTACGCCACCGCCGTGCTCGCCGTGGTGCACCCGCTGCTCGACGCCCAGCGGGCCGAGGTCGACGCGGCCCACGCCCGCTGCGCCGACTGGGAGCAGGCCCACCGCAAGCTCGTGGCCCGCTGCGGGCAGCTGCGGTTCGCCATCCGGGTGGCCTCGGCCGCGCTGCGCGCCACCGCCGACCGGCTCGACGACGGGGCCGTCGAACCCATCCAGGCCGAGACGCTGCGTCGCACCGCAGTGGACCTCGACGCCATGGCTGACACGAAGGAGCCATCATGATCGTCGCGACGTACACCGTGATCTGCACCGGCTGCGGGGCCCAAGGCCCGTCGAGCAGCACCTCGCCCGGCCGCGCCCGCGACGAGGCGAAGCGCGACGGCTGGACGCTGACACCCAACCCCGAACCGGGCCAGCGCGAACCTGTCGACCTGTGCTCGAACTGCGCCACCACGAAGGAGACCTGAGATGCCCGGCGACCCGGCGTCCGACCTGCGCGACGCCCTACTGGCCAACAGTGAGGCTGCTACTGAGCGGGCCCGGATGGTGCGGGCCCACCTCGCCGACCGGGAACGCATGGTGTTCGCGCACCGGCGCCTGGCCGCCGTCATCACTGCCGCCCGCCGGCTGGCGCTCGCCTCGGACGGTGAGCCGTGGGCTGCGGACCTGCTGCGGGTCCTTGGGGACGCGGGGGTGTGCACGATCAGCGCGGAGGACAAGCGGGAGCAGCGGTGAACCGTCGAAGGCGGCCAGCCCCATTCCTCGGGCTGGCCGCCTTCGTCGCGCCGTGTTCCCGGTCGCCCGCGAGCGGCCTGGTGCGCTGACACCGACGCTACGGCGAGGCACTGACATCACAGGCGCCGGATGCCCTGCGCCCCCATCGCGGTCAGCGCGGACTCGACCTCGGTCAACTGCTCGCGCAGGTCCATCAGCCGCTGCGCCTCCACGGCGTGGGCGTCCAGGAGGGGCCGCAGGTCGTCGCCGAGGATGCCCGCGAAATGCCGGTTGGCCTCGCGGTGGCTCTCCCGCAGGCTCTCGACGAGCCGGTCGACGGCGAACATCGACTGGGTGACCAGTTCCCACGGCCGCCGGCGCAGGGCCTCGACACGCCACTCCTCGGACGGGAGGATCTCGCGGATCCAGGCGATGACACGGACGGGCAGGTCGGGATCATGTGGTGGCGGGAGTTGCCGGGGCCAGGTGTGCGGGGGTATCCCAGGGCGAGGGCGACGTTCGGGGATGCGTTCGATTGTGCATGCGCGGGGGCAGGCGGGCCAGTGGTGCGAGGCAGGTCACAGCCCCGGCAGGGCGTCCTGCTCGACGTCGTGCCGCCGCTCCCGGAAGTCCACATCACGGCAGCACGGGCCCATCCGCAGCATGCGCGACAGGCCGTCCGTGAGCAGCCGGCCACCGCAGCGGCCCTCGCAGTGCACAGCAGGACGCCCCCCGGATGGCGGTGCACCGGGGAGTGTCGCGGGCGCGGTCATGCATCTTCCGGTTCCGGGCGGCCGTGCCCGTCGATCTCCCCGCCGGGTGGCGGAAGCTCAGGTGGTGCAGTCGCCTGCGCGGCGATTCGCTCGGCCTCCAGGACGGCCCATGAGCGGCCGTGCTCGTCCCAGAGTGCATCCCAGGCCCGCCCGGCATGGCCGAGCAGACGGCTGCAGACGAGGATTGCCGCGGCGGCGAGGGCGAGGAACACGCCCAGGTAGATCGCCGTGGCGTGGCTGGGGTTGATCCAGGTGGCGAACCCGGCTGTGATCATGGCCACGCTCGTTGCGACGCCCGCAGAGAGCACGTTGATCATCCACATCGCATGGGACCGGGACGTCACGGCTCCCCCGCAATGTCCGCCGCCCCGCCGCTGGTCACGGCTTTGTCCGGCGTTGTCCGGGACGCCGTTGCCTGGGCAGGCAATGGCGTGGCCTTGTCCAGCACGGGAGGCTCGTGCCGACAGACCGGGCAGGCGCAGACCTCGTCCGGCCCGTACTTACACGTCACGCGGCACTGGCCGTGCAGGCCATGCTGACAGGCTGTACTCAGGTAGAAGTGCGCCCCGTCGGCCGCTTCCCGGTATGCGTCGATGGCCGCTCCCAACTGCTCGGCCGCGTCGTGCACCCCGGCCTGTGACAGCTGGCTGGCGATGGCCTGTACAGCCTCAACGAGGACATCGGTGCGGCAGTAGTCGGCGTAGGAGCGCGTCAGCAGACTGGAGCAATTCAGGCAGCTTGTTTCCCACGTGATCGCCTGGTTCAGCTCGGCGAGTTGTCGGCGCAGTTGGTCGCGCTCGCGGAGCAGCCCGTCCACGGCGGTCACCGCGTCGGCGAGCGGGACGGTGTTGTACTCCGGGTGCAGGTTGCGGCGCAGCACCTCGCGCAGGTCCTCGGTCACCGTCAGCTCCCGCTCGATCCGGCGAGCTGCGACGAGGGCCGCGCCACCCGGTCGAGCATCTCGCCGGCTGCCTCGCCCGGCTCCCAGTCGCGCAGGTCGGTCAGGCTGGTGCCGGTCAGGTCCGGCAGCCACGTGGTCAGGTCGGCGGGCGCGGGGTTGTTCACGGTGTCTCCAGGGGGTTGAGGCGGCCGACGGCGGCACGGATGCGGGTCGCGGCCATGCGAAAAGACGGCTGGTGGGTGATCGCGTCCAGGTTGGCGCACTCGGTGCGGATGGCGTCGAGGACCGCGTCGAGGAGGTCCTCGGCGGCGCGTGCCTGCTGCTCGGCGGCGAGGGCGCGCTGCTGCCAGTCCACGGCGGGGGCGAGGAGCGGGCGGGTGTCGACGGCGGTCACCACGACCCACCGTGCCGCTCGGGGTGGCAGCAGGTGCTGCCGTCGCAGGTGCAGGCCTCGGTGTGGCTGCCGAAGGTGCAGCACAGGCAGGTGTCCTCGGGCGCTGCCTGCGGGCAGTCGGCGCGGCGCATGGCCGTCAGTTGGGCAATCCGGATGGTGAGGGCGTCGCGCTCGTCGAGGAGCTCCTCCACGTCGGCCCGGGGCCAGCCCTCATCCCGGTCAGCGGGGACAGCGGCCAGGTAGGCGCGGACCCGGGTGGCCGCCAGGGCGTCGATGCCGCTCACCGGTTCCTCCTCACCGCGGCGGGTTCCTGCGCCCACCACCAGCCCGCACGTGTCCTGTGCCGATCCAGGTGCCCCGGGGCCAGGTTGCACGCTTCGGGCGGGTACGACGACGGCACGAGGTGCGCGGGGCCGCCCATGTGCCCGCACTCTGGCTCGCCGTAGGCCGGGAACGGCATGAACCAGTCCGCATGGCCCAGGATGTTCTGCTCGTCGCGGTAGCACAGGTGTGTGAGGCAGCCGCCGCACATCTCGCACTCCACGCAGCGGTCCAGGTCCCACGGGTCGACCTGCAGGCCGAAGCGGGCCATGTAGCGGGCGTTGCCGCACGGCGTCGTCCAGGTGTAGGTCATCCCCATTCCTCCCCGCGCGGTTCGCCGCAGCCGCGCAGCGTGATCTGGTCGGGGCGGACCCCGAACTCGGCGGCGACCCGGGCGCGTTCGGCTTCGTGCTGCTCGGCCTGTGCGTGTGCCTCTGCGAGCCGCTCCTCGACCTCGGCGTCGGTGAGTTGCGTCGCGTCGAGTCCGGCGCGGAGTGCGCCACCGTTGGCGACCAGCCACTGGCGGAAGGCGGCCAGGTCCAGGGTGGGCAGCGCGGCGATCTCGGCGTCCGTCGTCGGGCGGGGCGGGATGTCGAAGTCGTAGCGGTCCTCGGGCGCGGTCACGGGGTTGCCACCTTGTCCAGGCTCGCGGCCCACTCGGTCAGCTGCTCAAAGTCGCCCGGCAGCAGCCCGAGTCGCGGGCTGACGGTCAGCAGCAGCGCCGGGCCGGGGTGGATGTCGGCGACGTACTCGCGGTCCGGGTCGCCGATCTCGTCGTCGATCCACGCGAACGGGCGGCCCTGGGCCCAGCGGACGACTTCCCACGTCTTGAAGTACGTGCCGTCCTTGCGGCTCGGCAGGCGGACTTCCTCGAACGGGACGTGGTCCAGGGTGGGCAGGCCGAGGTGCGGGCCGATCCAGTCGTTGGCCTCCGTCTGCCAGGTGGTGCACCAGACCAGTTCGAACGGCAGCGCCATCAGGGCCGGGCCGTGCTCGGGGTTGAGCCACACCCGCAGCGGTTTGACGTGCGGGCCGGTCCAGCCGGATGGGCGCATGCGGTGCGTCTCGTAGCCCTCGGGGCGGCGGGACGCCTTGGCGGCGTAGGGGTTGAGTGGGCCGTCGACGTCGATGAGGAGCAGCGGCTTCATGATCCCGCCTCGACGGGCAGCCACTGGGTGACGGTGACCTCCCGCTGCTCCACGGCGGTCGCGGTCACTGGGTCGTCGTCGAAGTAGATGCCCTCCATGTCGTGGTGGCGGTAGTAGACCTCCCACGTCTGGCCGTCGAGGTTGAAGACGAGGCGGTGCAGGGTCTTGCCCTCGTCGGCTTCGAGGATCTCGTCCAGGATGAGGTTCTCGCGGCGGTAGTTCACGCCTGAGTCGATCAGCTCGGCGGCGGTGAAGGTGCGGGTAATCGGGGCCATGAGGGTGATCCTTTTGTGATGGTTTGTGGCACTTCATTGTCTCAGGTCTGACGCCCGCTCACATCGCCTTTCGCAGACCCGTTGCGCGGGCTTTGTGCAGGTCAGCCCGCATCCGTGGGCCGGACAGGCGGGTCGTGCTCCGCGTCGTATGCGCAGCCGTGGCAGAAGACCGGCACGCCGTGGTCCGGGATGCACGGCGGTCCGGCTGAGAAGAACGCGCGGTGGAGCGCCTCGGCGTTGGCGGTGATCGTCGCAAGCAGCGCCGGATCCAGCGGGCCGCGTACCGCCAGCCGCTGCTCACGCCTGGCCTTCATGCGGGCCAGCATCTGCTCCCGCGTCGGCCGCTCCCACTGGTGCGCACCGAGGCCGTGATGACCCTCCGGATGGCCGCAGCGCCTGCACCCGAACGGCGTCGGCACCGTGCCGTGAGGCCAGCGGATCGGGCCACGGCGCAGGCCCGTTGCTAGGTCGGAGGTTACGAGGGTTGGGCGCATGCGGGTCAGTCCTCGTCGGGCCACGCGTCGGCCAGCCCCTGCTCGGGCGTGACCTTCCCGGTGGCGATCTCGTGGATGGCGTTCGCCGCAGCCCAGTTGTCGCCGGGCAGCGAATCACCGAGCGCGTTGGCGATCGTGGCGATGGCGGCCAGGGCTTCGGCGATCACCGCGTCGATGAGCGGGTCGAGGCCGTCGGCGGTGACGGTGCGGGTGGAGGCGGCGTAGGCGATCAGGTTCTCGCGGGCAGTGGTCATCACGGTCTCCTTGCTGGGCCCGGCCAACGGCAGGACAGGCGGGGCGGGTCAGGGCTGGCGGGTGCAGCAGGCGTGCTCGGGGTCGCACGGCTTCGGGCTGGGCTGGCGGTCGAGGTGCTCACGCCACTCCGGGGTCAGCTCCGCGTCAGGGACGTCGGCCATATCCCGGACGCGCGGGACGGGCCGCTCCGGCGTGAATGGGTGCTTCCAGGACCGCTCCTCGTCGCCCGGGCAGGCGTTGCACGACTGCGGCGCCCACGACCCGTCGCGCTCGTCGCCGTGCTGGTCCTTGCGATGGCCGCAGCGGCACGGTGCCTCGGGCTGCGCGCTGGCAGCACGCTCGGCCTCACTGACCTGCCGGATCACGCCAGCGAGATCCGCGTGCCCGTACGGGTCGTCGTCCTGCATGAACCCGGCGTCGCACAGGGCCCGGCGGATGTCGTCGAGCTGGTGCTCCTTTGCGCGGCGGGCCTGGTGGGCGAGACGGAGACGATGCTCCAGGGCGGCGACGGTCGGATCGGTCACAGCGGTTCTCCTTCGGGTTGGCTGCCCGGCCGGACAGCAGGGGTGGGGATGGGTCAGTACTGATTCCAGGCCTTGTTGCACCATCCGGCCGCGAGGGCGAACCAGTGCAGCGGTGAGAACCGCAGTCGCAGACAGCGGGGACACACGAGCTTCTCGATCATTCGCCCGTCTCCTTGCCGCCGAAGTGGGTCTTGAGCTTGGCGGCGATGTCGGCTTCGGTTCGGCCGCCGACGATCGCGATCCGCTGCGCCGGAAGGCCGACCTCCGCGAGGTCGAGGATGATCGGCTCGTCGGCCATGAGGCGGGTCATGTTCTCGCCCGACAGGCCGAGAATCACGATGGGCTGCGGGCTCTTGCCGTCGTAGGCAGTGGCCTTGATCACGCGGGTCTCCGATCGGGTCAGTGGGTGGTGAGCAGGTCGTCCAGGCGCACGACGTCCGAGACGGGCGGGCCGGCGGGACCGCCGAGGGCGACCTCGACGCCGTCGCCGCGGGTGCCCCAGTTGCCGATCTTGGCGAACGTGAACAGGGCGAAGAAGTACATGGGCTTGACCACGAACATGCGCCACACCCCGGCGATCGGGGCGCAGGCCACCAGCAGGATGTGGAACCAGACGGACTCGTCCGAGCGCTTGACCATGAAGAAGCGCAGGGAGATCATCCAGTTCACGCCCGTACCCACCAGCAGCGTCGACACCGCCAGCGAACCGGCGTGCGCCCGCGCCGACGGCTGCATCAGCAGCGCGACCGGGATGGCCACCGACAGGATCAGCTGGATCAGCTCCAGCAGCGGCATCCAGAACACCGGCGACTGCACCTGGGCGTAGCGGAACCACCAGAACGTGCGCACGAACGTCCCACGCATCCATCTGAGCTGCTGGCGCCTGTAGTTCGACCAGGACTCCGGCACGAGGGTGTAGGCCACGCATGTGGGCTGGTGGACCGCGTCACCGTGCAGCAGCCCGTACAGGGTCAGCATGCTGTCGTCGTTCATCTGCATCGGCCGGCCCCAGAACGTCTCATGGGCGTACACCCCGGCGTACTGCCGGATGACCTCACCGCGGTACAGGGCGAGGGTTCCCGAGTTGACCGTGACGCGCTTCAGCACCGACTGGGCGGAGCGGAACCCGCGGGTGAACGGCGTGTACAGCATCGCGGTGAGGAACGTCAGCCAGTTGCTCTTGGTGTTGAGCACCGCCACCAGGCCGGCGACGGAGGTGACCTTCGGGTCGGCGAACGGCTTCAGGCCCTCGGCGACCGCGGCGGCGTCCAGGATGCTGTCCGAGTCCAGGGTGACGATGATGTCGGAGTCGTCGTCGGCGAGGGCTTCCATCTGGGCGTGGCGCTTGCCCTGGTTCTCGGTGCGCTGCCACGTCGCGTCGATGCCCACCGCGGCGGCTGCGGCCACGAACCAGTCCCGGACGTGGGCCTGAGGGTCGGCGGAGCCGTCGTCGACGCACCGCACCCGGTCCGGCAGGCGGGTCTGGTCGAGGACGGACTGCAGGCAGGCCCGGAGCGCGGCCTCGTCCTCGTTGTAGATCGGGATCTGCACGACCACGACCAGGTCGTCCAGCTGCCGCTGCTGACGGTTGGTGACCTTGCGGGGCTTCTCGAACCACGACAGGGGCACCCACCACAGCAGCAGGAACGAGAACGCCCACGCGAGGGCGAGCCGGTTGCCGTGGCCGGCGAACGCCGCAGTGACCGTGACGGCGTGCCACACGGCCCAGGCGGTGAACCCGGCTATCGGGAGGGTGGCGAGCAGGACGGTGCGTCTGCGGTTGGCGTAGGTCGCCACCGGGGCGCGCATCAGTGGTCCTGCGGGGTGCGTCCGCGGCGGAACCGGGCCCGGATGACGAGCGCGCCGACGCCGACGATGGTGACGATTCCGGCGACGAGCCAGATCTGGCCGAACGCGATCCCGGCGAGGGAGAGCGTCGCGCCGGTGCCAGCGAGAGATCCATACGAGTGCACGAGGGTTCCTTGATCGGGTAGGTGAGTTGATGGTGCGGTACGTGCGGTGGCCCGATCCTTCCGCATGATCGCGATCGGGCCACGCGGGGCAGGTCAGACGTCGCGCAGGACCAGCGGACGCAGCCGGTACTCGGTCACGTCCCGCCGCCCGTCGACCTCGACATACAGCTGCTGCTCGTCGGGGTCGTCGTCGGCCCAGCCGCACGCGATGCTCTTCGCGGCCGGGTAGCGCGCCGTGGCGAGGTCCTCGCACTGCTTCCGGGCGGCGGCCTCCGTCAGCCAGCGCCCGTCGGGCAGCGGCACGAAGTCTCGTTCGGCCTGGTAGAACACGACCTCGCCGGGCTCGTTGAGCAGGCCGAGGGCGTGGGCGTGGTTGTCGTGGCGTTCGGCGAGGGTGGCGACGAGCAGGGCGGTCTCGGCCATCTGTCGGGCGTAGCGGCCCTTGCGGTCGCCGGAGGGGATCTGCGCGGCGAACTTCGCGGCCTCGCCGACGAGCTGGCGGGCGTACTCGGTGAGCTCTTCGAGGGTGGCGTCCTGGTGGACCTGGAGGGTCTGGCGGGCGATCAGATCAGACATGCGGTGTTGCTCCTTCGGGGTTGGCCGGGCGGGCGAGGACAATCAGGCGGTGGTGCGGGCGCGCTGCTCCGCGAGTTGAGCGAGCAGTCCCGGCGACGGGATCAGCTCCGAGTACCAGCAGCGCGGGCCGGTGCACGTGTACCAGACGCCGCAGAACGCATGCTCCGGCGTCCCCGGCGGCTTCGGGGACATCGGGCCGTGCTGCGGGCAGGACGGGCGCACGGCCAGCTCGGTGCTCACCACGCCACCCCTTCCGGCTCGACCTTCACCGCAGCGTCGTCGCGGGCGGCCCATCGGGCGGTGTCGGGCCAGCGGTCGCGCCACTTCGGCGGCACGGTCTTGGCCTCCCACAGGTTGGTGGTGGTCACCGTCCGGCCGTCGAGGAACTCGATGTCGAAGCGCCGGCCGCAGAACCCACGGAACCCGCTGCCACTCCGACCGTGCTCGGGGCCGATCTTGTAGACGGTGTGGTCGATGACGACCAACTCGTCCGGGCCGTCCATGGTGAAGCTGCCGCCCGGACCCCACACCCCGTCGAAGCTGTCCTCGGTGCGCTGCACGTCGACGGCGATCACGCCCGCCTGGAATGTCGCGGCGATGGCGTACTCGGTCGTCGTGCCGTCCTGGTTCCACAGGCCGTAGGTGCACGAGGCACTGGCGCCGTCGTCGGTGGGCGCGTAGTCGACGGCGGACCGAACGTTGCCCCGGTGGCCCTTGCCGAGGTCGTCGTGGATGACCTGCTGCATGCGCGCCCAGAGCCGGTCCTCGATGCGCTTGACCGCGGCCTGCTGGCGCACTGCGCGGCGGGCGAGCATCCGTTCCTTGATCTGCTCCTGGGTGGGCTCGGCGTGTGGATGCCACTTGGCCTCGGCGCTCCAGCGGCGGAAGTGCTCGCGCTTCGGCACACCGCAGTGACGGCACGCCGACGGCTCCGGGGTTCGGGTGGTCATGCTGTCGGTCTCCTTAAGACGCTGACTGGGACGGAGCGGGGGCTAGGCGGCATCGTGCTCGAAGGGCGGTGGTTCGCCCATCACGTCGAGCAGCCGCTCGGGAAGCGAATTGGGGCCAAGCAGCGGGTTGACGCAGGCCACGTTGCCGTCCAGCCAGTTGAACGGCACCGCGCCGCCGACCTCCAGCCACAGGGCGGTGTGCGACAGGTCGATAGCGACCGGGTCGATGTCCATGCCGTACACGCACTCGAACGTCACCATCGGCAGGACCAGCGCGACCAACTCCGGCGGCGTGCTGCCGTCGACAGTCAGCCGCGACACATACGCCTCGGCGATCATGCGGGAGGCCTCGATCAGGAACACCCCGGCGCCACACGCCGGATCGACCGCCCGGATCCTCAGGATCTGCTCCGGATCGTCCGCCTTGAGCAACTGCTCGGTCTCGCGGATCTCGCGGAGGATCTGCTTGACGCGGGCCTTGAGCGCCTTCGCTTCGGGCTTGCGGGAGAGGAAGATCAGCTCCCAGATGCCGTCCTCGTAGATGACGTTGAGTTCCTGCAGGCCGCCGGGGGTACCCACAATCTGGGTACCCTTCTCGTCCTCGCCGAGCAGGCGCGTCGCCTTCTCGGCGTCCCGGTGGCCCATGGCCTTCGCGAAGTCCGTGGCGGCCACCCACGGCGTTCCGTCCTCGGCCAGACCGAAGCGCATGCTCTCGCCGCCGAGGTCGAACGGCATGATTTCGCGCGGGTCGTTCACGATGCCTCCGAGAGTTCGCTGTCGTCGATCTCCTGGAGGAGTTCTTCGATGGTGAGGTCGTAGAAGGTCATGAACCGCTTGAGGGTGGTGACGGTCGGTTCGACCAACTGGTTGGCGAGGCGGGACAGGGCTGAGGTGGAGATGCCCGTCCGCTTCATGATCTTGTAGTTGCTGGTGTCACCCCTTCTGGCTGCGGCTTCGCGCAGCCGGGCGACGTTCAGTCGGTAGGGCATGACTCACCCGTTGATTCGAAGGAGGGGACTAGTTGCCTAGCAAGAACTACTGTACTCGGACGCCCGAACCACGTCCACTCTCGACAACTAATTTCATTCGTGAAACGCAGCGAAATGGGGGACCCGCCTTCAAACCCCCTAGTCCCCCATATGCAACTATTCCCATCGACCGACCAACCGCCGATACGCTGCCAACATGGGGAGCCCAGCAAGCATGAGCCGCCACCCACGCTTCGCCCAGTGGCTGGCCACCGCCATGCGCACAGCCGGCCTCGACATCGACAAGCAACGCGGCGGCGGCCGAGCCGAACTCGCAGAACGCCTCAACGTCTCCCGCAGCACCATCACCCGCTGGCTCGAAGGCGGCAGCCTCCCCGGCCCCGAATACATCGAGCCCCTCGCCGAAGCCCTCAACGTCTACGTCGACGACATGCTCATCAGCGGCGGCATCGTGTCGCCCGGCCGCATGACCCCGGCCGGCGCTGAACAGGCCGCCCGCAATGGCGGGATCTACGACTCCGGCGTCGAGCTCCCCGCGGACCTCGACCTGACCAAGCTCGCGGAACTCCTCGGCTACCTACCCGAAGAGCAAGAGATCTTCGTGGCCGTCGTCGAGACCACCATGGCCGCGCTCCGCGAACGCCGGATCAGAGCCATCGCGCCGCCCTTCGAGGTCACCGTCGCCGAGAGCGACAGCTTCCGCCAGTCCGGGGCGTCCCCGACGATGCAGATCGACGAGCCCACCACCGAGGACTACCCGCACTAGCCGCCCCGCTAGCCTGCTCGTGGCGCGCGCCCAGCCGGCGAAGGGGGCAGGCGCGCGGCGGGCGGGATCGGGCATCCTGGGGCGATGAGCGACACCACCGCAGCGGACCGCGCATACATCCAGCACGCCACCAGCGCAGCCCACGCCGCCGGACGCGCCGCAGCTCTACGCGGCATCACCCTCCCCCGCGACGTAGCCCAGCAGATCGCCGACGCCGTCCTCGGCCACGCCGACAACAAGTACAGCGTCCGCGTCAGCCTCGACCGGCGCGCCTGGCAGCACCCCGACGCCCATGAGCACGCGCTTCAGCAGCTGCGCCGCCAACTCCTGGACGAGATCACCAGCCGAGAGCTACTGCCCGTCGCACTGCCCGCCCAGACGCTCACCTACGTGTCGTGGCGGTACGGATCCAACGAGCCCCTCGCCGCTTCCACTGCCGAGCCGGCCGACTGGGACTCGGTCGAGATCACCCTCACCGTGCCCGTGAGGACGCCATGACCCTGTACGACCGTGTCGCCGCCACCCCCGACGGTGCCCGCGCCCTCGCCCAGGCCCGACTGCGGCACGAGACCCTGCACCTCCTCTGGGACGCCCAGGCCGCATCCGGGATGAGCGTCGAGCAGCTGGCGAAGGCGCTGGGCGTGCGGCGTAGGACCGTGCGCCGGGCCTTCGACGGCGACGGGAACCTGCCCGTCGGCACGCTTGCCCGCTACCTGCACGCCATGGGGTACGAGGTCGAGCTGCGGGTGGTCGCGGCCGGGGAACCACGGCGGAAGATGATCGACGGGAAGGCATCGTGACCGAGCAGTTCGACCCCCACATCCTGGCCTCCGTGGAGCAGTGGCGTGCCGAGCGCGCAGCAGACACCGCCTGGACCCGCCACCTCCCGCCCGAGGCCCGCGCCGAGATGGACACCGAGCTCGCCGCGCTGGACGGCGATGCGCGAGCCGTGGCCCTGATCGCCTGGCGCAACACCGCCGCCGTGTACGCCGACCCCGAGCTGCACGCCGCGCTCAGCCGGGACGCGGACCGGCAGGCCACGCCCGACCGCGACGGCTACACGTTCGGCGTGTACCTGCCGCCCGGGGTCAGCGAGGAAGTCCGCGACCGGCTCGGGGACCGGATCATGGACCTCGTTGCCGACGCCGTCCCCGACGCTGAGGTTGTCGGGCAGGCCGGGGATCCGCTCGGGGCTGTGGACGGGATCGCCCGGCCGTAGCCGCTACGCTCGGGGCGCGGTCGCTGACACCCGCAGTTCGGTAGTCCGGACGAGAACGACCCTGGCCGCTGCAAACGAGCCAGGACAACAGGGCGCCCCCGGCCGATGGTCGGGGGCGCGGCTGCGTGGTGGGCTACTCGGACGGCGGGGTGATGACGAACAGAGTGTGCGGCAGGCCCCGGCCGGACGCACCCGGACGCTTGCCGACCTCCGCAATCAGGCCCTGCTCAAGCAGTGCCCGGACGTTGAGCGCGATTCCAGGCGCGGAGAGCGGGCTGATCTCCGCAAGGTCCGCCCGTGAGAAGAACTCCGAGCCGAAGCGCTCCCGTGCGACGGCCAGCAGCTTGTGTCCACGCGTATCCGGCGCGTCCCGCCTGGCCAGGTCCGACCGCTGCCCCTGGCGGACGTCCCGGCCCGCAAAGAAGGGTTCGATGAGCGGCCACGGGAAGAGCCACATGTTCGCGATGAAGCGCCACTGCTCGCGAGGAACGGGCCAATCCGGGTCGGACTGCGCGATCTGCATCACGCGGGCCCGGCTCAGGCCAACACGACGGCTGATCTCCGCCACGTTGACCCACTGCCCCTCGTAGGCGTGCCAGTCGACGGTCGAGATCCCGACGGCGCCGCTGGCCGAGACGAGCATCGGCGACGGCGTTCGGGAGAGATTGTGCAGCGGTCCTTCCGTCGTGATCGCTTCGACCTCGGCCACCGCCGCATCCTCGCGGGCGTCGAACCACTCAACGCTGCGCTCGAACCTGAGCGGCCACCACGTCGCCGCCGTGGTTGCGTGCTGGCTCCAGCGCAGCTTGAGATTGTTCGTGATCCCGACGTACAGGAGCTGGCCAAAGACGTCGTAGAACCGGTACAGCGCGGTCGTTCCGGGCTTGTGCTCCGGGGCGGGTAAGCCGGTGGACTCCCGCTCGGTCTCGCTAGTCCTCGGGGCTTCCTGGGGCGTGCCCTGTTTCATCTGCGGTCTCTTCCTTACGCTCTTCCAGATCGGTCCGTCGCCCCTGCTTGAGCCCGGCCAAGCGCTGTTCCCAGTACGCCTCCAGGGAGGCGAGGGGGTAGCGAGGCACGGTGCTGCCCGGTGCCATGACTGCTTTCGGGAACGCCTGATCGGTGGCGGCCAGCCGATGGATGAGCTGTCGGCTGCGCTGTACGTGTGCGGCGAACTCGGTGACGGTCATCGGATCGGGTGGCCCCTCCTGGCCCGGGGTGGGCGACATACGGACATCCTCTCAAGAAGGTGTTGCTGATGTAAAGGAAGTCGCGTAGCTTGGGACTCGCGACAACACGCAAAGGCCCCGACCGCTCGTGACAGATCGGCCGGGGCTGACAACGGGTCGTCCGGGCGGTGACACGCCCGGACGACCCTCAACCCCGACTCGGAGGTGACACTCCGGGTCGGGCATCCGCCACCTGATCTCACCAGGAGCGAACATGCTTGATCGTAGCCAGGAAGTTCCTGGTTCCGGCAGTCCCGCACCGGCCTCCACCCTCGGCGGCCCGGACACCATCACCGCCGCAGCCGCACGCACCCGACACCTGCGCACCCCCGGCGACCGGAACCAGACCGGGTACGACTTCGACGGCGACGGGCAGCTCGTGCTCCGCGACGGCTGGGACTCGCACCACGCTGACCGCGCCTTCGGGCAGGGACCGGACGGCGGTAGCGCGGCATGAGCGCCGCCGACCCGGACGCCAACCCCCGCCTCAAAGCGATCATCGCCCGCCACACCAACGACATCGCATTCCTCGTCCCCGGATGCCCGACCGACGGCAACACCAGCATCGACGGCGTCACCCTCGGCGAACTCCTCGCCGACGCCCGCGACCACCTGGAGGCCATCGACGCCGACAACGCCAGCATCCTCAACGCCGCCCTCATCTACCTCGCCGACGCCCTCGACGCCGACAACGACACCGCCCAAGACGTGCTCCTCAGCTACGTCGACCACTACCTCACCGGCAGCGAAGATTCGGACGGCTTCATGGACGGCGTCGAAGACATGGCCCGCAAACTCGCCGCCGAGTACGGCCTCAGCTACCCCGACGGCGCCGTGCTCCACGACCAGGCGGCAGGTGCACGATGACCCGCCCCACGATCCACGGCGACGGACCCGCCCGCCCCGCCACCGACGCCGAGATCAAAGCCGTCCTCGACCAATACACCGCCGCGGACGGCGCCGTCGACTTCCACGCGCTCTGGCTCGACGCGCAAGCCAAGGACCGGCAGGACGCGATCGACTACGCCGTCCTCCGCGTCAACCAACTCCTCCAGGCCCTCGCCGACGACACCGGCGACTACGCCCAGCGCAACGCCACCGTCGACGACTTCCGCACCGCCGTCCGCCACCTCCGCACGCTCAACAGCGGACACCTGCCCCAGCTCACCGCACGCCAGGAGGCCTGACATGGCCACCGCCGCACCCGACGTCGCCACCGAACTCGACCTCGTCCGTGCCGACGGCATCCGCCACTACTGGCGGGCCGTGGCACTCCTCGCCGAAGCCGAAGGGCTCCGCGACAGCGACTACAAACACGACCTCATGGAGCGCTGCCAGCGCCACACCGAACTCGCCAAAACCGCAGCACTGCTCACCGGCAGCAGCAGCTGACCCACCCCCCGGGCAACGACACCACGGAGGACCGACCCATGCCATGGAACCCGTTCGCACCCAAGGCGCCCGCCGTCGACACCCGCTACCACGACGCCGAGCAGCGCCGCCAGGAAGACGCCGCCCACAAACGCCAGGTCGCCGCCGACGCAGCCGCCCGCCAGGAGGCATCCGACGCCTACTACGCCGAGATCATGCCCCAGCGCCGGGCCCGCCGCGCCGCCTGCACCATGTCCAACCACGACCGCTGCCTCAGCCACTGAGCAGCCCCCGAGCGCGGCCGACCCGACCCCCCGCGCGGGTCGGCCGCACAGCCGGCGCCCGCCCCGCACCCCCGGGCGGGACGGGCGCCACCACCGACCGAGCACGACGACCTGAATGGAAGCCGACCAGCCGTGGCCAAGACCGACGATCACCCGATCCACCCCTACGAGCGCGAGCTCAACATCGCGCTCGCGGTGATGTGCTGGGCCTCGGTAGCGATGGCCATCGGCTTCGAGGCAACTACGGCACTCCCCCTCGTCGCCAGTGAGCGAGTCCCGGCCGACGTGAGGATCAGCGATCTGATCGCCACGGGTGCCGTGGTGGCCATGGCCGCCTACGCCCTCCTGCTGGAGTGGGTCAACCGTCACCACCCGTCCCGCCGCCGGGCCTGGCGCCGGTCAGGCTGGTCCTGCCAGGGAGTGCTACTGGCGATGTGTACCGCCGGCGCCATAGAGAAGCACCACTACCTGGCGCTCCCTTGGATTGCCACGACGGCCGTCATGGGCCTGGGCAGTTGGAACCTCTGGATGCGTGGCCAACTACTGCCAGCCGAGGACCAGAAGGTCATCAACGAGCTGATCGCAGACAAGGAGCGCCGCGAAAGAGACGCAATCCGCGCCGCCGAACACCGCCGCCGCGAGACCCGCTTTCAGAAAGTCGCCGCCTCCTACCAGCCGGCCGGAGCCGCACCCCTGAGCGTTCCTGCCCTGAAGCCCGAAGTCGATCCGAAGCCCTGGCTCATCCCGGATGGAAAGCACAGCCCGGTCGTGTACTTCATCCAGAACGGCGACCGCGTCAAGATCGGCACGACGACGAACCTGCGCTCCCGGATCAGCGCCCTTTCGTTGCGGCCCACCGACATCGTGCTGCTCGTCAACGGCGGACGACCGTTCGAGCAGGCACTCCACAAGCGCTTCGCCAGCGTGCGAGTCGGCAACACCGAGTGGTTCGCCAATTCCGGGCCGGTCGCCGAGTACATCGTCATCGAGGCTGCGCGGGCCCGAGCTATCGCCAAGTCGAAGGGATGACCATGGACGAGATCGACGACGCCCCCGTCGCCTCGCCGGAGACCATCCGGCGCCTCATGCTGTTCGCGGTCATCCTGTCCATCGCCTCGACCGCCACAGCGTTCTGGCTCTCCTACGAGCACCTCCACGACGTCGCCAGCGGCCATGGCCTCAGCGCAGCCCGCGCCTGGGCATGGCCCGGCACGGTCGACACCTTCATCATCATCGGCGAGGTGATGATCCTCGTCGCCAACCTTCTCCGCAGGACCGACGGGTGGGCCATCTGCGTAACCGTCATCGGCTCCGTGGGCTCCGTCGCCCTGAACGTCGCTGGCGTCGGAGCGCACGCGGCGATCATGACGTATATCGTCGCGGCGGTGCCGCCCTGCGGCGCGCTCATGTCCTTCGCGATTCTCATGCGGCAGATCAAGAAGGTCCTCACTCCACGACGGGACGAGGCGGAGCCGTCGGCGGATGCAACGACGGATCAGCCCATCGCCGACGACGGAGCAGCCGACGGAAGCCGGCCACCCGTCGTCGGGAAGACCGTCGACCCGACGCCTCCCGACGCGACGGAAGCGGCTCGATCCGTCGTCGAGTCGACGCCTTCCGTCGACCTTCCCGACGCTTCCCCCGTCGCTGCATCCGTCGTCGAGAGGCCAGCCCAGCCGCCGACGACTCGTCGGCCGAAGGCGACCCGATCCGCCACCGGGAAGCGTCCGCCCCGTCGGTCTCTCGACGAGTGGGTGGAGATCGCCGGGCCGATCTTCCACGCCGAGTTCCAGCGCCTCCGCAGGAAGCCGACCGCCAATGAGTTTGCTCAGGCGATCGACCGGGCCGGCTTCGGCCTGCCCTCGGACACGGTGGCGAAGACGATCCGTTCGGAGATTCTCGACCGCGCGGACGTCCCGGCTCTGAGTGAGGAGGGGCAATGACGCCTGGCTAGGTGATCTACGACGACGACAGCGACGACGTACCCCTGGGGTACCCCCCGTAGGCCCCTGACCTGACCCTATCCCCTCACGACGACAGCGACGACGACGCACCTCGAAGGAGACCCCGTGGCGGACACTCAGGCGCCGCCCGCGCCCGCACCGCAGACCGTGTACGTTCCCGTGCCCCAGCCGCCAGCCGTAACGGCGGGCTGGGCGGTTCCGGCTGGGCAGGCCCCGGCGAAGGAGCCGTCCGAGCGGAAGGGTCGCGGCCGCGGGATCCCGGCAGCGCCGGCATTGGCGGCCGCGGGCAACGCGACGGCGCTCGGCGTCACCTCGGCCTACGCCGCGGGCGGCTGGCCCGGCATGGCCGCAGCGGGCGGCGCTGCCGTGCTCGCCGCGGGCGGGGCGGTGGTGCACCGGCGCCGAGCGGTGAAGCGCAGCGCGGACATTCGCAAGGCACTGCGGGCCGCGGGCCTCGGCGGCGGCTCGCTCGGTTCCGGTGGCGGCCGCGGATTCGGCCTCGGTGGCGGGTCGTCTTCGCGCCGTGGCGGGTTGTTCGGTGGCGGGTCGGGTGGCGGCCGGAAGTCGGCGGCCGCGGGCTCGTCTCGTGGCGCCTCGGGTTCGCGTTCTGGTGGCGGGTCGACGGCTCCGTCCCGTGGCGGCCGCGCGGGTGGGTCGAACTCGCCGCGTGCCGGCAAGTCCGGGGCGGGCGCCAGCACCGGTTCGTCCGGTCGCCTGGGTCGGGCCCTGGACCGGATGCTCGGCGGCAGTGGCCAGAAGGCCGGCGTCGACAAGGCGGCCCGGAAGTCCGCGAGCGAGACCGCTGCGGCGGCGAAGAGCGTCAAGGCGGCGCGGAAGGCGGCGAAGGCCGCGGCGAAGCAGGCCCGCAAGGATCTCGGCCTGCCGTCCCGCAGCAGCCGGCTCGCCGCGGCGTCCAAGCGCGGCGCCGGCCGTGCCTGGTCCAAGACGGCCAGTCCGCGGGCGGCTGCCCGTCGCCTCGCCGCCCGGAGCGTGCGGAAGGCCCGCGGCCTCACCGCCGACGGGCTTCGCTCGCTGCGCGCCGGGGTGTGGGGCCTGCTCAAGCACATGTCCTGGAAGAAGGGCGGCAAGCGGGCCCTGGCCGCGTGGAAGGCGCACCGCGCCAAGCGCAAGACCACCACGCCCGCCGCGCCGCCCACCCCGCCGATCGCGTCCACCGTCCGCCGACCCGCCAGTACGACCCCCATCCGATCCTCTGGAGGACCCGGCATGTCCGGCTACCACTTCGTCGCACCCGCCACGGAAGGCGTCCGCGCCGCCGCGAACTACAACCCCACCGGCATGCTGCAGGTCATCGAGGACTTCGCCGGGCTCTCCGAAGCCCTGGAGCTCCACGCCCAGGCCATGCGCGTGACCGTCGAGAACGCCGACGCGAAGTTCCCGCTGGCCCCGCAGGTCATCGACGTCATGCGGCAGGTCCACAACCTGCAGCTGAAGGCCGCCGAGCTCGCCAAGGAGCTCCAGCCCGCATCCCGCAAGCTCCACGAGGCCGACCTCGCCCGCCACTCCAGCCCCCGCAAGGGCCCGCAGGGCGAGCGCATGTGGGACATCGCCTCCAACAGCTAGTCCGCCGTCGCGCGGAGAAAGGCACGATCGTGGATCTCGACTGGGACGCCAAGCACGGAGCCGTCACCGGCTCCCTCAACACAGCCGGTGCCGCACTGGCCTTGGCGTCGATCGAACACGTCGCCCACCTGCCGCTGTGGTCCGCCACCGCGGTAGCCGGCGCCGGACTGGTGGGCACCCACCTGGCCGGGGTCCGCAAGAAGGTCACCGGTGCGACCCTCGCGCTGCGCGCGGCGTCCTGGATGGCCGTTGGCGGCTGGTGCTCCTGGGCCGCGGTCGAAGGTCCGTGGACGCGTGACGTCCTCGTGGCCCTCGCCGCCGGCGCCGTCGGACTGGGCGGCGCCATGGCCGGTGCGCACCACGTCGAGGAGAAGAAGGCGGAGGAGCAGGCCAAGGCCGAGGCCGCAGCGAACCTCGCCAGTCTGGACGGCAAGCGGCGGAAGGTCGCCGAGGAGTGGCAGGAGCGCATCGCGAAGGTGTGCACCGGTTCCACCGTCCAGATCACCGGCGTGGAGGAGTGGCCGTCCGGCGGCGGCTTCACCCTGGATGGCAACTGCCTGCACGGCACCAAGTGGCGCGACCTCAAGACCCACGAGGACGCGCTGGCCGCCGAGGCCCAGCTCCCGGAGGGCTGCGGCGTCGAGGTCAAGAAGGGCGCTCACCGCGGCGCTGTCCTCATGGACGTGGCCACCGTCAACGCCCTCATCGACGACTGCCCCTATCCGTCGGACTACTCGCCGCTGTCCATCAACGACCCGGTGTCTCAGGGCGTGTTCCGCGACGGCTCCAAGGCCGAGGTCCTCCTCCGCGAACTTACCGGCCTGATCGCGGCCCGCCGCGGCGCCGGCAAGACCAACCTGATGAACGTGGGCATCGCCAACGGCGTGCGGATGGTCGACAACCTGGACTGGGTCATCGACCTCAACGGCGGCGGCCTGGCCCTGCCGTGGCTGCACGCCTGGGAGGCGGCGGGCCGTCCGGGTCGGCCGCCGATCGACTGGGTTGCCGACACCCCGGCGAAGGCCCTGGCCATGGCGCAGGCCGCACTGCGGATCGCGAAGGCCCGCAAGCCCGGCTACAAGAAGCGGGAGATCGCGGCGAACGACGACAAGCTGCCCGTCGGCTCGGACGTCCCGGCGGTGACGATCAGGTGCGACGAGATCGCGGAGATCTTCTCGCCGCGCGCCCGCAAGAACGAGGTACTGAAGAGGACCGGGGACATCCTCATCCAGATCGTCGAGATCGCCCGCGCTGTCGCCATCAACGAGATCCTGGCGGCGCTGCGCGTCACCCAGGACGTGCTCGCCGAGCCGCAGGTCCTCAAGCAGTCCGGCCTGAAGATCGGCATGCAGTCCGACGAGGCCGAACTCGCCTACCTCTGCGGCTGGGGCGACAAGGTCTCCCCGGAGGACATCCCCTATCCGGGCTGCGGCGTCATGAAGATCGGCGAGGAGCCCGCACGCCCGTTCAAGGCGTACCGGCTCAAGCCCGCACAGATCGCCGACATCGTCGTCGCTACCAGCGGCCTGCGCCCCGAGCTCGACGAACTGTCCCGCCGCGCAGCCGGCCCGGCCTACGAAACCCGGTGGGACGGCATGGACCACATATTCGGCATCGGCGACCTGCCCGAACGCGCAGGCGATGAGGACGGCGACGAAGACGGGGACGGCGAGGGCACCGAGGACTTCGCTGCGCCCCGCGGCTCCGGCGTCACCGCGAACTGGGGCACCGAGCCGCCGCGCGTCGACACCCAGGCCGCCCTCGACCAGGCCGACGCCGCCCGCGACGCCATCCGCAAGGCAGCCGACGAGGCAACCAGCCGCGACGACGACCTCGACGCACAGTTCCAGGCCGTCCTCGAAAGCGGCGGCGCCCTGTGGAAGCCGCCAGCCGACGTGCCGACCCGCACGGGCCAGCCCATGCCCACCCCGGGCATCAGTGACGACGCCCGCTGGGCCGCCGTGTTCTCCATCGTCGCGAAGGCCGGTCCGGCCGGGATCAGCCCCACGGCGATCCGCGAGTTCTTCACCCAGATCAGCCCCGGCCTCGAGGCACCGCACCGGGCGACGATCACGACATGGGTCCAGGCCGAGCCGCAGATTCACCAGCCCGTCAAGGGCAAGTACGCCCTGCGCCCCGAGGAGAAGTGAGATGTCCGAACGTCCGTGGTACCGCGAGCCGTCGGCGTTCTTCGCCGAGGCCGCGTTCGAGGAGCAGCCGGTCGCCCACGCCGAGGTGGCCGTCCGGCCGACCATCCACCCGCCGAACTACATGCCCGGTGCCGTACTCCCCGAGGTGCGCATGGGCCGCGACGGCGTCCCGCAGTACGCCTACATGCCCACTCCGGTTCCGCAGGGCCTGGACGTGAGGTCGCAGCGGATGGTCGGCTGCGGCGTGATGGCGTTCGGCGTCGGCGCGGGCACCGCCCTGGTCGAGGTCGGCTCCTACGTGATGTTCGCGGGGATGGCTTTGGCCACGCACGCGATCATCGGGGTGGCGGCGATGTTCGCGTTCGCGGCGATCAGCGTCGTCGTGCTCCGGACTTCCGGGGGCGTGCGGATCGGCCACTTCCACCAGGGCGACAACTCCAGCTTCAGCGCCGGGAATCAGCGATGACCCGCCCGCGGCGCCGACCCGCCCCTACGATGCGCAGACCACGACCTGGGGGGAACCGGAAGATGGCCACGAAGAGACGCACCAAGAAGCAGCGCGAGCAGGAACAGGTAGCGAAGCTGCTGCTCGGCGTCGTCGGGATCGGCGTCGTGCTCATCCTGGTGGTGGCCGCGGTCCAGGAGTTCGAACTCCACCCCGTCGCCGGGGCCCTGCTGCTGTTCACCGCGGTCGCGGCCACGGTCCTCGCCGTCGCGGACCGGCGCCGCAAGGCCCAGGAGCGGCGCAGGCTCGCGGACCTCAGGTCGCGGGAGATCGGCCGCTACCACGTCATGAACCCCAAGGAGTTCGAGCACGCGCTGGCGTTCCTGTGCACCCGGGACGGCTGCACCAGCGTCACGGTCGTCGGCGGCGCCGGTGACCTCGCCGCGGATGTGCTGGCGACCGCCCCGGACGGCAGGCGGATCCTGATCCAGGCCAAGCGCTACCAGCGCGGCAACAACGTCGGCTCCCCCGACGTGCAGAAAGTCGGCGGGACGTACCAGGTCGTGCACCGGGCGCAGCTCGCCGCGGTCGTCACCACCGCCGGGTACACCGCGCAGGCCCGCGCCTATGCGGCAACCGCCGGGATCCGCCTGTTCGACGAGCACGCCCTGGCCGGCTGGGCGTCGCGCACCGGCCCCGCACCGTGGCACTGACGCCGCGTCCGCCGGACAGTGGCACCCCGAACGCGAGAGGATGACGGCATGACCCGTATCACCGTGTCCCAGCAGGCCAAGTTCGGCGAGGTCTTCGCGCCGGGCTGCTTCGATTCCTCCGTCGGCAAGCACGTCCCGTTCAAGGTCGACGGCCAGTCGGTGACGACCTGCGAGCTGCTCGCGGCCGAGGTCGCCGAGGACGGCCTGTCCGTGCAGTTGACGCTGGAGACGCCGGACGATGAGCCGTCGATCGTGGCTGACCTCGTGGTGGAGCATCCGAACAGCGCCTCGTTCGGCTTCGCCAGCGACCGGCCGCCGTACTCGATCGGAGGCCAGCCGTGACCCTCATTGCCCGCGCGGCCGTCGCCTACTGGCGGTGGAACGAGCGCGTCTGGCTCCAGCTCCGGCGCTTCGACAACGCCCTGATGGCCCTCGCCGTCGGCGGCGCCATCGCGGCGTGGATCGTCGGCGTCAGCATCGGCAACATGCCGCTGATGTGGGCCCCGGCTATCCTCGGCGCGATCTACTGGGGTGCGGTCGCCCTGGACGAGAGGCGATCGTGAGCGCCCCCGGCTACATCCACCCCGCCTCCGGCCGCGAGTACCGCGAGGACGATCCCGCAGCCCGCCTCGCAAGCCTCACCCAGGCTTTCGCCAGGCAGTGCGAGCAGTACCTGGTCCACTACGAGCGGCAGCTACAGGGCACCGACTACATGGACCAGTACCGCACCTGGCCCGGCGACCCCGACCGGATCACCCGCACGATGGTCCGCACCGCCGAAGCGATCGACAAGGCGTATACCGACGTCACCGCCGACCGGACGCTGCACGAGTACGGCCTGGGCAAGCGGGACGCGGAGTGGGAGCGGAAGTACGGGAAGGTCGAGAAGCCGTGACCCGCCGCCCGAACGTGGCCCGTGCCTGTCACCAGTTGGAGCGGCACGGAAGCGGGACGCCCAACGACGTGGCGCAGCCGCTGACATGGGCCGAGAACCTGGCCAACTTCAAGGCCGCGACGAGCATCACCATGGCCGAGGCTGGCCGGAGCATCGTGGCGTGGCAGGAATACCTGCGCGGCAAGCGGGAGGCGGCGTGACCGCCTCCGGCTTCACTGCGCCCGTCTCCGGCTACTACCTGTTCCTGCCGGGCCAGCCGCCGCGCCTGCTCACCGAGGAGGAGGCCGCGATGCCGTTCGCCGAGGTGGCCGACCGGTACGGCAGACCGCTGCATCTCTGGGAGGGCGACCGGCTGATGAACTCCGGCGGGAGCATCGCGGACGAGTCGACGGGGCCAGTGCTGACGATGGATTGGAAGTACGGGTGACCGGGCAGCAGCGCGGCCAGCAGTCGCCCCAGGGTGCGGTCAAACCGCCGATCCTGGCCGGTGTTCCGGCGACGCCACCGCAACCGTCAGGCGCGCCCCGGCTGCCGCTCAGCGTTCGCGAAGGCTCCGTCTGGTGCTGGGAGCCACTGAAGCCCCACGCCGCCGAATGCACCGTCACCGCGACCCGGTGGAACGGCGAGGAGTGGTGGATCGAGTTGGAGACGGGACGGGACCGGGCGCGCCACTGGAACGAGCTGGACCGGTTCGTTGAGGCGGCCGTCCTCGTCAGGCCCGGACCGCAGTAGCGACGGAGGTTCCCCCGATCCGCCTGCGCCCGTGCCGCCCCGGGTGCACACTCGAAGGACCGGCCCCGTCGCATCCCCCGTCGACGGGGCCGCTGCATGTCAGCCCTCCGGCCGCTCGCCCCACACCTCGGGCGGCTTCTCGGCCCGCGCCATCCACCGGTTGCGCCCCGGCAACGCCATCGCCCGGCCCGCCGCCAACGGCAGCAGCCCCTCGGCAGCACACAGACGCGCGAGCTCGGCCTCAGCCTCAGCCTGCGAATCCGCCTGCACCGTCACCGTCGTGGCCATGAACATCATGGTGACGCCGCGTCACGGCGAGCGCACCCGAAACAGCACGATCCGCCACAAGCAGATGACCACGTCAGGGAAGCCACTGGCGCATACTCAAGGCAGCCCCTGCCACTCCTGACCCTTCGGGAGCTGTGACGTGCCCACCATCTGTCCTGGTCGATGCAACTCCGCTTGGCGCCGCGCCGAAGAACTCGGCCGGCAACACACCCTCGAACCCGTCCCCGGCGAACCCGTGCACTGCTGGGCCTGCTACGCCGGAGCCCACACTCAACTCCACCAGCTCCCCGCCCTGTTCGACGCGATCTACCTCGAAGGCGAGGAAGGCACCCTCGCGAAGTTGGTCGGCACCATCGGCCGTGTCGGACTCCAGGCACCGCCGTGGCCCGGGCAGCACGCCCGCCTGTTCGCCGACGGCCTCGGGGAGGGCATCCTCATCCTCGCCAACGACGTCCGCGAGCACATGGACGAACCCTGGATGAACCCCGGCACCGGTACCGCCACCATCAACCGCGCCATCGGCACCCTCATCCGGCACCTGCGCTGGCTGCTGGCCGAACACCCCTGCGCCACCGACTCCCACGGCGGACGCTCCGGCAACCCCGCCTGGCAGATCTACAGTTGGCACCGCTCCGCTGAAGTGTTCTGCAAGCAGGACGAACAGCGGCCGGTCGATCGGATCGCCGCCTGTCCGCGCTGCCGGGACCCGTGGATGCGATCGCGGAACGGCGTCGTCGAGTGCACCAACATGGACTGCCAAAATGTCATGTCCAACGACGAGTACGCCGTCCACGTCCAGCGGCTCCACGACGCGGCGAAGTTCGCGGGCATCGCCGCTTGACGAAAATTGCCATCATGCATGATCCTGATCGCACGAGCGGCATGTCCGCTTGTTGATCTCGGGCCCCGACGCTTCCCAGCGCGGGGCCTTTCTGCATGTCCAGGAGGTGCCCTGTGGTGGATCTGAGTGTTGATCTGACCGCCACTCTGTGGACCGTCGAGCAGGCCGCCGAAGCAGCACAGGTCAAGCCGAACACGGTCCGCAACTGGAAGTACCGGGGCCGACTGGAGCAGGCCGGCACGGACTGGCGGGGTCGCCCCGTGTTCCGCGCGGTCGATGTGATTCGCGCCGAGCGGGCGACCCGCGAGAAGGCCCGCAGGGTGTACCCGGTCGCTGCCTGACTCCCGCCGCCTTCCCCCCACGGCGGGGTCCCGCGCCCGCGCCCCGTTTCGAGGGTGACGTGACGCGGGTTAGTCGCGCGTCTCGGCGCCCCCCGAGGCGCGCGACGCCAACCAGCACAACCAACACCACCAAGAGGATCACCATGAGCATCCCCCTGAACGGGTACATCGTCATCACCGAGACGGGCGAGAGCGTCGACACCGGCCAGCGGGTCCCCGTCAGCCACCGCATCGACGCCGCCTACTACAAGGCCGAGGGCAGTTTCACCACCTTCAAGGACGCCGACCACAAGGACGTCTTCACCGTCCGCAACGATCTCCTCGCGTCGGTCAGCCGCGTCGCTGTCGAAATCGACGCGCTCACGCTCACCGTGCAGGGTCTCCTCGACGCCGCCGACAAGCACGACAGGGCGGTCGGCTCGCACAGTCGCCGCGAGGAACTGCCTGACGGTCGGGCGACCGTGACGGACTACGAGATCACGGTCAAGGCCGTCGGTGCGTCCGCCGACTCGCCTGAGTGATCGTCCGCTTCTGGTGCCACCTGGATTCCTGGTGGCACCGCCTGCGCCTCCCGGGCGGCTGGGTGTGCGACCGCTACGACCTGGCGCTCGGGCTGACGCGTGCCGAGCTGACGAGGCGGTGACGATGCCCGCCTCCGACGCTCTGCGCTGGTGTTCCTGCGCCCACGTGTACGACAAGCACGCCGATGGCGGCACCTGCCGGGACCGGTCGCTGGACGGCTGGCCGTGTGAGTGCGAGCAGTTCGACGGCGACGACGAAGGCGAGGCGTGATGGCCAGCCTCGACCCGATCACCGTGATCTGCCCGGAGTGCGACGTCCCCATCGTCATCCCAGTGAGTGCAACGCCGGGCGACTGGGTCGGGCTGCGCACCGTTGAGGTCCACGTCGGCATCGATCGCGAGCCGATCACCGCACACATCGCCAAGCACCAGACGGAGCCCACGGCTTGACCGAGGACGATCCTGCCCGCGCCCGCCTCGCCCCGTTCACCCACCCGTCCGACGTCGACGCCCGCTTCGGCAGCTGCTCGCGCTGCGGCGCTGACGCCATCGAGATCAACGGCCGCTGGTCGCACGACGCGATCTCCTGCACGCCCCGGTACGGGGTGGCCGCCGAGTTCGTGCCCGACGACGACTGACCCACCCTCAGCTACCCGGAGCGCCAGCCGCTGCCGGGTGTTTCGCGTGCGCGCGGTCCCCGGTTGGGGAACTGCGGCGACCGCGCGCACCAGTTCCCCCGCAGTTCCCCGAAGGAGATCACCCATGCTCGCCACCCTCACCCGCTCCGAGCGCCGCGCCGCTTCACGCGACGACGCCCGCGCCCACCCGGTCCCGGCCCGCGAGCCGTCGCACGGCCTCGTCGGCGAAATCGTCCACCAGCGGCACGGCGGACGCGTCCCGTACCAGGGCACCTGCTCCGGCCAGCGCCGCGTCAACGCCAAGCGCAACGCCCGCGCCGAGCTGTGGCGCACCGTCACGGTCCGCGTCAGCGACGAGATCGAGCCGTACTTCCGCCGGAGCATTCACCTGCTCGGCGACGGAGCCCGCGTCCAGGGCCGATCCATTCCCCTGGACTGGTTCGGCGTCGACCTCGCCGTGCACATCCCCGGCGCGCCCGCGACGGCAGTCCGAGCCATGCCCGCCTACCGCAGCGTCTGGCGCGGCGACCGCTACGAGCCTGAGCTCGACAGCGTGACGTGGATCGACGCCGACGGGCGGCACTTCGAAGCCGAGGCCAACTGATGGCCATCCCGCCCTCGGAGACCTTCGCAGGCCGTCTGATCATCGTCTGGCCCAAGCCAGGCGGACCCGCTGTCCACGGCAACCTCGTCGCCTTCATCGACGCCGACAGCGGCGACCCGATCGTGACGATCACAGACCTCACCGTCCACGTCGACCTCTACGCACCCGCCGTCGCCGAGGTCGCGATGTACGCCGACGCCGACGGCAAGCCACTGCTCGGCGCGCACGCCATGCCAGTTCGCGCCGCCGACGGCAAGGCCTACCGCACCGGCACGTTCCGGTGGCTCGTCGCCGAGATGCGAGTCGCGACATGAGCGGCGGCTCCTACGACTATCTGTGCTTCAAGGCCGACGACCTCTCCGGTCGTCGCGGCACGGTCGAGGAGATGGCGCAGCGCCTGGAAGGACTCCCCTACGCCTCCCCGGCAGCCGCCGACACCCGACGCGTCCTCGCCCTGCTCGACGAAGCGCGCGCCCTCGCTGAACGGCTGTCCGACGTGTGGCACGCCGTCGAGTGGTGGGACTCCGGCGACTACGGCGAGGACGACGCCCGAGAGGCCATCGCCAAGTACCGCGACATCAGCACCACAACCTGACCCACCCTCACCCCTGGAGTCCCGCATGTCTGCTCTCACCGACGAGTTCCACGCCCTGGTCACCGCGCTGGAGAACGAGGGCCACGCCCTCGCCGCCCGCTTCCGCGCCCTGCTCGGCCACGCCCCCGCCCTGGAGGCCGAGGCGGTCGCCGACGCCAAGCAGGTCGAAGCCGACGCCGTCGCTGCGGCCGAGCCCGTCATCGCCGAAGCCGAGGGCGACGTCAAGCAGCTCGCCGCCGAGGCCGTCGCCGACGTCGAAGGTGCCACCGCCCCGCAGACCGCCCCCGACGTCGCACCCGCCGGGCCCGCAGCACCCACCGTCTGACCCGCCCGCCACCCGAGGGAGGCCGCATGCCTCAGCAGCACACCGTCGTGATGACCGTCGAGGCATCCGGCACAGTCACCCCCGCCCCGCAGCCCGACGCCGCCGAGGCCACCGACGTGAAGGAGCCCACCGATGGCTGAAGGCCTGTCCACCACCACGGTCTCCGGCCTGCTGAACGCCCTCAGGTCTACGGGTGCCGCATACGGGCCGCCCGCCGGGAACTACATCCAGCTGCACACCGCCAACCCCGGTGCGGCGGGCACCACGGCGATCAGCGTCGGCTCCACGACCCGGCTCGCCGCCACACTCAACGCCTCCTCCGGCGGATCCGCACTGGCCCTGTCCAGCTCCGTCGGCCCGTGGACCAACGGCGGCACCACGGAGACCATCACCGACATCTCCGTGTGGACCGCCAGCAGCGCCGGAACATTCCTGTGGTCGGTGGCGCTGACGGTCAGTCAGCCTTGGATCTCCGGCAACTCGTTCACGCTGAATTCGCTTTCGGTGGCCCTAACCCCGCAGGCGGCGTGACCCCGCAGGCAGCGTGACGCCCTGACGGGGAGGGCCCATGGCGACCTTCACCGACAACTTCAACAGGGCCGACGGCGCAGTCGGAGCCAACTGGGTCCAGGTCTCCGGCACCTGGACCGTCTCCTCCAACCAGCTCAGCTCGGGCACGACCGGCACCGGCCTCGTTCTGCGCTGCGCCACCGCCATGTCCACCAACGACAACTCGGCGCAGATCACCATCGCGACGACGGCGGTCGCCAGCCACGGCGTCTGGTGCAGGGGCAATGCGGGCATCACGCAGGGCTACCTGTGGCGCAACGACGGCACATCGTGGGTGCTTTTCAGCGTCGTCGGCGGCTCGTTCACCAGTATCGGCACCTACGCCGCAGCAGCCGCAAACGGCGACATTGCACTGATCACCGCCGTCGGCACCACGATCAAGGGCTACGTCAACGGCGTCGCCAGGGTCACCGTCACCAGCACCACCGTCACGACCGGCCTCAACGTCGGCGTCCGCTCCGACGGCGTGTCCGCACTCCGCTTCGACGACTTCACCGGCGCCGACGTCACCTCCGGCATCACCGGCGACGCGGCACAGGCCAGCACAGCAGCACTGACCGCCGCAGGTCTGCGGGCCGCAACCGGGAACACCGCACTGGCCGCCACCGCAGGGCTCACCGCCGGCGCAGTCCTGGCCGGCAACGGCGCCGCAGCCCTGGCCCCTACTGCCGCACTGACGGCTGGTGGAATCCGGGCCGCGGCCGGGGACGCCAGCATCGCCCCCACGGCCGGTCTCACAGCCAGCGGGGTGCTGGGTACCGCGGGCGACACCGCCCTGTCCTCCGCGGCGAGCCTGACCGCAGCCGGGGTACGGGCCGCAACGGGCGACGCGGCCGTGGCTGCTTCTGCGAGCCTGACTGCGGACGGCGTCCGGGCCGCGGCCGGAGCGGCCAGCCTCGCCGCATCGGCCACCGTGACCGCCACCGGCACGCTCGGCGCCAACGCTTCTGCCAGCTCGGCAGTCACCGCCGGGCTGCCCGCTACCGGCCTGGTCGACCACCCCGGACAGGCGGCACTCGCTGCCACGGCCACGCTCAGCGCGGCCGGACTGCGTGCCGCTCAGGCGGACGCCGCCATCGCCATGACCGCGATCCTCACCGCCTCCGGCCAGAGGGCGACCGTTGGCGACGCCGCGCTGAGCGCCACCGTGGCCGTCTCTGCCGCAGGGCAGCGAGGCGTCGTTGCTGACGCGAGCCTCACCGCCACAACCAGCCTCACCGCGCAAGGACAGGCCGCCCACGGCGGTACGGCCGCCCTCGCCGCGATCGCAGCGCTATCGGCCGATGGGACCACCGGCGGGCCGGGCGCCAACGCCGCACTCGGCGTCACGGCAACCCTCGCCGCAGCAGGGACGATCGCTGCAGCGGGCAGCGCCTCGCTCACCGCCACGGCAACGAACACCGCCGACGGAACCCGGGCCGCGACCAGCGGCGCAGCCACCACTAGCACAGCCACTCTCACCGCAGCCGGCCAGACAGCAGGCGCCGGCAACGCAACACTGGCCGCCACTACAGCGCTCACCGCGGCGGGACAGCGCGGAGCCGCCACCGGCGCGGGTGTTGCCGCCACCGTCGTCCTGGCCGCGCAGGGGCAGGTCGCCCGCAACGGCACCGCAACGCTCACCGCGACCACCGCGCTGACGGCCGACGGGATCACGGGCTCGCCGCTCGCCGGCGCTGCGCTCAGCGTCACGGCCACCCTTGGTGTGGCAGGGACCGTCGCCGCTGTCGGCAGCGCGGCACTCGCCGCTACGGCGACGCTGACTGCCAGCGGGACGACGGCCTCCGCCCACGACAAAACCATCGTCAGCCTCACTGCCACCACCGCCCCGTCGCGCTGGACCCTCGGGCAGGCCGACGACCTCGGCTGGAGCGTGCGCACCGCACCCGACCGCTGGCAGCTCGGCGAGGACACGCAGCCGTACTGGACCGTTCGCGAGGCGCCGGGACGCTGGAGCATAGCCGAGGAGGACCAGTGATCTCACAGTCGGTCCTGTCGCGAAAGTTCGTCCGACTCTCAGTTGGGGCGTCGGGCGTATCCGGGCCGGCCAATCCGACCGGCGACGTGATCGCGATGGCGTTCACCACCGGCGATGCGCTTCCCGGCGACGACGAGTGGGTTGACGCATCATGGGCGAGCACGTCGCCACGGTCGGACGGCAGATACATCGCACAGTGCCTCGTCGGACCGGGCGGCACGACGACCCTGGCGGCAGGCTCCTACTCGATCTGGCTGAAGATCATCGACTCGCCCGAGATCCCGTGCGACCCCGTCGGCCTCCTGACGATCACCTGAGGAGGTCATCGTGTTCGAACTCTCCGTCGTGATCCCGCCACCGCCCACCTGCTATGCCACCGGCTGTACCACGGACTCGCTGGTGCACTGGCAGCGACGACTCACCGCCGACGAGATCGCTGTAGCCCAGGACCTGGAACTGCAGCGGCGTGCCGACGCACCCGTACCGTTCCCCGACGGCGTGCCACTGCCCGACCCCGCGCAGTACAGCCACCTCGTCCACGCCTGCGGACAGCACGCCATCCACATGGAAGCCGCCACCCGCATCCATCAGAGCGGCTGCTCCGGACCGGACAGCGCAGCGCTGCCGGCCTGCGACTGCGAGCCCGAGCCGCACCCCGAGTCGCTGCGCCCGGAGCAGCCGGCACTGCCCGACCACTGGACCAGTGCGGCAACAGGAGGTGGGTAATGCCCGTCGTCAAGCTCCGATGCAGCGAGCATCTCCTGCGCACCATGCTCCGCCTCGACGACCTGAACGCCGAGATCGTCGGAGCCCGCATGGCCACGGACATCGGCGGCAGCCCCGTCATCGAGTTCGAGGTCGACGCCCCCGGCGCACCCGACGGCACCACGCAGATGCACCCCATCGTCAAGCAGGACCACGACAGCGGACGCGTCACCATGCTCGACCCCGGATGGCGCAGCGGCTGACCCGACTCAGGGGGCAACGTGCGCAATCGCCCCTGCCTCAACTGCCAGACCCTCACCCGCAACTCCAGCCGCTGCGACACCTGCCAAGCAGCATGGCAGGCCAAGCACGACCAGCAGCGCGGCTCGTCCACCCAGCGCGGCTACAACAGCACATGGCGGCGCACCGCCGCCCGACTCATCGCCGACTGGCGGGCCATCAACGGCGACTGGTGCCCCGGCCACCAGGTCGAACCGCACCCCGCCACGAACCTCACCGTCGACCACATCGTGCCCAAAGCCCGCGGCGGAACCGACGATCCCGAGAACCTGCGAGTCCTGTGCAGACCATGCAACTCGCGCAAGCACGACACGTAGGGCGGCCGCCACCTTTTCGGGCAGCGCCAAGGTTTTAAGACGGCAAGAATTTCCAGCGCGACCCAGGATTTCGCAGCCGCATCCCAGCGGCCGGCCCGATTCCGTCATCGATCAACCGAAAACTTTCCAGCAGTCCAAAGGCGCCAAGACGAGATCGCCGGCGCCTGGCAGGGCGACGCCTTATGCAAGATCCACCCTGACGCCCCTGCCGCCTTGCTCAGTTCAGCAACCCCGGCATCGACCAACTCAAGCGACACCCTGGTCGACCCCGCCCAACCAGCAGGTCGCCCCTGGCATCCCTCGCACATGGGCCAGACCGCCCGTCCACCCGCTCGACAACTCGGCATCGCCGGCCCGCATCAACGCCCTGGCCATGCACCCCCACTACGACGGCAGCCAGCCCGCCACGGTGACCCCGGACGGCCCACGCCCACGAAAGCGAAGCGAAAGCAAGAGGCCCGGCCGAGACCCACCGTCACCAGCGGAGACCAGCCTCACACTCCGTCACCACCGAGCCTCGCCGGCTATGGGGCGGGGGGTGGGTAAATCTCGGAGCAAGATCGTCCGGGGGACCCGACCCCCCATCCCCCTCCCGCGCGTACGGGTTTCGAGCCCAATTTGGTGATCAAGGATTTTGGCGTCGGCAGCCTCTTCTCGACATGACTGCCAGCAGCCTGCTGCGGGAGGTGCCATGCCCGGCCCCCTGCCCAAGCCTGCCGAAGAGCGCCAGCGGCGCAACCACCGCGACCTGGGCATCGTCACCCTGCCTGGCGGCGGCATGCCGTCCTCCCCCAACGGCGTCTGCGCCGCTGCGAAAGATGCCTGGGATTCGTACTGGGGCGATGTGGTCGCCGGCGTCGTGCGTCCCGGCGACGCTTCGCTGGTGGACCGCTGGGTACGCAACATCGACCGCTACCACCGAATCATCGGTCTGGCCGACGCCGAGCCCGTCGTGACCGGCTCTACGGGCCAGATGAAGCCGAACGGCCTGTACGACCTGGCGTTCAAGATCGAGGCGTCGATCAAGGCGGATGAGCAGCAGCTCGGGATCGGGCCTCTGAATCGCCTGCGCCTGGGCGTGAAAATCGCCGAAGGTGCGAAGTCCCTCGCCGACCTGACCGCCGAAGCCGAGGGGGGCGACGATGACGACCCTCGCGCCTACCTCACCGGCTGACGTCCTCGGCTGGCCCACCGACGTCCCAGCGCCGCTGTCCTCGCCGCCATTGACGAACGCCCCGAGCGACGGCCCGAAGGTGATCCGCTGGATCGAGCGGCACTGCCGCTACGGCGAGGGTGACCGATTCGGGCAACCGGTCATGCTGGAGCTGTTCCAGAAGCTGTTCCTGATCTGGCTGTTCGAGCTGAAGCAGGACGGCACTCGCCGGTACCGGCGGGCATTGCTGGAGGTACCGAAGGGGAACGGAAAGACTCCGATCGCCGCATGGGTGGCCGCGTATCTGCTGGCGACGCAGCGCTCGGCGATCATCCCGGTGGCCGCAGCTTCCTACGACCAGGCCGAGCTGCTGTTCGGCGACATGCGCACAGCCGTCGCCGAGTCACCCACCCTGGGCCCGCTGTTCAACACGTTCGAAGGCGAGATCCAGGTCAAGGACGGCCCCGGCCGGGCCTACAAGGTCGCCGCGGTCGCCGGCACGAACGATGGCCAGCGGCCGTCCGCATTCTTTGCCGACGAGATCCACGAGTGGATCGGCAACAAGGCCCGGGTGCACCTGGTCATCGCCAACGGCGCGGCCAAGCGCGTCGGCTCGATCGTGGTGAACACGACCACGCCCGGCGCGGACCTGGACACGATGGCGGGCAAGCTCCACGAGTACGGCGTGAAGGTCAACGCGGGCGAGATTGACGACCCGGAGTTCTTGTTCGTCTGGTGGGGCTGCCCGGAGGACCGCTACGACCTGACCGACCCCGATTCCGACGGCTTCCAGGAGCGTCTGTTCCGGGCGGTCCGGGACGCGAACCCGGCCGCCGACAAGTTCCTGTCCGTCCCGGACGTCGCCGCCCGTTTCTACCAGACCGCGCGGCACGAGTTCGTGCGCTACCACCTCGGCATGTGGACCACCGTCGCCGAGCGGTGGATGCCGACGGGCGCCTGGGAGGGCTGCGAGAAGCCTGGCGCCGTGCCGGACGGGGCCGAGGTCTGCCTGGGCTTCGACGGGTCCTTCAACAACGACTCGACAGCCCTGGTCGTCGTATCGTGCCCGGTCGACGAAGACGAACTACCGCATGTGGACGTCGTCGAGGCGTGGGAGCGCCCCGAGAACAACGTGGGCGACTGGCAGGTGCCGATCCTGGACGTCGAGGCGGCGATCCGGGCGGCCTGCACGCGCTGGGCAGTCCGCGAGATCGTCTGCGACCCCTATCGATGGGCCCGCACCTACCAGGTGCTGGAAGACGAGGGGCTGCCGATCGTCGAGTTCCCGCAGTCGCCCGCTCGCATGATCCCGGCGACCACGAGGTTCTACGAGGCCACCGTCAACAAGCAGCTGACGCAGTCCGGTGACGCTCGGCTGGCCCGGCATCTCGGGAACTGCGCCATCAAGGTCGACTCGCGCGGCTCGCGGCTCACCAAGGAACACCGCCACTCCCGCCGCAAGATCGACTTGGCTGTTGCCGCGGTGATGGCCCTCGAACGTGCCTGCCAGGAACCCGAACGCAAACCCCAGGTCGAGTTTTTCAGCTGGGCCGAGCTGTAGTGCCCGAAGGGGGTTCCGTGAAACTCCCCCGCCTGCGCATGCCGAAGATCCCGCGCCCGGCAAAGCCTCAGCGCATCGCCTCGGACCTGGTCGAGATCGCGGGCATGGGCTGCCTGGTCACCGCGGCGTGGTGGTGGCTGCCGATCGCCGGGCTGATCGCCCTGGGGCTGGCGCTGTTGCTGATCGGCTGGGTGATGGACCGATGAGCCTGCTCCGCAGGGCCTCCGAGAAGCGGTTCTTCGTCCCCTCCGGGGCCGGCGACCCCTGGGCGATCCCGTCGAACGGCTCACTGGCCGCGATGACGGCCTCCGGGGTGCCGGTCACCGAGGACACCGCCATGCAGTTGCTGGCCGTGGCCGCGAGCGTGCGGATCCTGGCCAACGCCGTCGCCTGCCTGCCGTTCGACGCCATTCGCATGAAGGGGGCGCTCAGGGAGACCCTGGAGCCGCCCCCGCCGATCGTCGCAGACCCTTTCGGCGGCGCCAACAACGCGGCGTGGCCGACGCAGCGCGCCGGCATCTCGCAGATGATGGTCAGCCTCCTCCTGCGGGGCAACGGCTACGGCATCGTGACGAGCCGGGACCGCATGATGCGCCCGTCCCGCGTCCGGGTGCTGCACCCGGACCGGGTGCAGTGCGAGTTCGACCAGTACGGCGCCCGCGTCTACGAGGTCAACCGAAAGCCGGTGGACGCCGAAGACATGGTGCATCTGGTGGGCATGTCCTACCCGGAGTCCCCGACTGGGATCAGCGTCATCTCCCATGCACGCAATGCCATCGGATTGGGTCTGGCCGCGGAGGAGTTCGGCAGCCGCTTCTTCGGCTCCGGCGCCCACATGTCGGGCATCGTCACCGTGCCCGGCGACCTGGACAAGGAGCGCGCCCGACAGCTCAAGGAGTCGTTCACCTCCTCGCACGGCGGCCTGCAGAACTCCCACACGGTGGGGATCCTGTCGGGCGGCGCCGAGTGGAAGCCCATCAGCGTATCCCCGGAGGACGCGCAGTTCCTGGGCACGCGGGCGGCCCAGAACCTGGACATCGCGATGCTGTTCGGGGTGCCGCCGCACATGCTCGGCCAGGTCGACCGCACCACCTCGTGGGGCACCGGTATCGAGCAGCAGTCGCTGGGGTTCCTGCGCTACACCCTGGCCCCGTGGCTGGGCTGCTTCGAGGACGCCTGGTCGGCGATGCTTCCCAAGCCGCAGGTTGCCCGCTTCAACGTCGACGCCCTGCTGCGTACCGACACGGCCGGCCGGTTCGGCATCTATCTGAACGCCCGCAATGCGGCGCTGATGACGCCGGACGAGATCCGCGCGCTGGAGAACCTGGCGCCGCTTCCCAATGGTGCGGGCCAGGACCCGTTCGCGCCGCTGAACTCCGCGCACACCACCGATCCGGGATGGACGCCCGGACAGCCCGAGCCAGAACCCCAGCCTGCGACCGGTCAGGAGCCGTAGTGGACCTCCCATCTATCGCTGACCGCTATGCCGCCAGCCCGTCAGGCCTGCTGACAGTCAACGAGATCCGCGCGATCGAAAACCTGCCGCCGCTCCCTTCTTCCGGACCGGCCTCCGACCCCACGGAAGGGGAGTGAGATGGACCTGTCCGCACGGGCCGCTCGGCCCACTGAACTCCAGCGCCGCCAGATGCCGTTCCGCGACGTCGAGCTCCGAGCGGCCCCGAACGGCACCGGCGGCGAGACGCTGACCTTCACCGGGTACGCCTGCGTGACCGAGGTCGGCTACGAGATGCAGGACTGGCTCGGCCCGTTCACCGAAGTCGTCCGCGGTGGGTCGTTCGCCAAGACCCTGTCCGAGGGCGCGGACGTGCCGTTCCTGATCAACCACGGGGGCATGACCTTGGCGAGGACCAAGTCGGGCACGCTGCAGCTGGCCGAGGACACCACTGGCCTGCACACCGAGGCACGTCTGGATCCGGCCAACTCGGGCGTGCGGGACCTGCAGTCCGCGATGGACCGCAAGGACATGGACGAGATGTCGTTCGCGTTCTGGGTGACGCGCCAGCAGTGGTCCCCGGACTACGACCAGCGCGACATTCTGGAGGTCAACCTCAACAAGGGCGACGTGAGCGTCGTCAACTTCGGGGCCAACCCCAACACCGCCGGGGCGACTCTCAACTCGCGGGACCTGGCCGCCCACCTGGAGCGGCTGTCCGAAGAAGAGCGCCGTGAGGTCTTCGACCGTCTTGCCGCCGAGTTCGACCAGGCACCGGTCATCCTCACCACCCGCGCACGGGCCGGGGAGTGGGCCAAGGAGCGCTTCGCCGAGCTCCGCGACGGCAAGCAGTTGTCCGCTGCCACCATGTCGACCCTCCAGGAGATCCTGGACATGGTCGCCACTGCGGACACCGCCGTCGACCAGGCACAGGTCGTCCTGTCCGACCTGATGGGCGTCCCCAATCCGGACGACACCCAGGACGCAGAGTCCGACGACGAGCCGGACGAGGACCCTGGCGACGCCCCGGCCAGCGACGAGGACGACCCGCAGGAGAACGGAAACGACCTCGGCCTCTACGAGGCCAGGCACCGGCTTCTCGCCCTGTAGTACCGGCGGACCCAGTCCGCCCCACAGACCAGCCCCGGACGGCCCACGCCGCCGGGGCTTTCGCCTGCCCGGCTCGCGCCGGAGCCCGCGCCGGACCCCTGATCAGGGCACCACCCGGGCCACCACCCGTCACCACGGCAGGCACACCGCAACACACCCCCGAGAGAAGGGAAGTCCCCGTGAACAAGCGGGAGATGATCCAGGCTCTCCAGGAGCGGCGTGCCGAGATCCGCAAGAACCTCGACGCCATCCTGGAGACCGTCCACGCCGAGAAGCGCACCGCGCTGACCGACGAGGAGAAGGCCGGCTTCGACGCCGGCGAGACCGAGATCCGTGAGATCGACGAGCGCATCGACGAACTCGACACCCAGATCCGCTCCGACGAGGCCGCCGCCACCATCGCCAAGCGCTACAACGGCCTCCCCAACGCCCGGGTGACCGACCCGCAGATCTACACCAAGCGCGGCAACGGCCACTCCTACTTCCGGGACCTGTACGTGGCCCGGCAGAAGGGCGACCGCGAGGCCCTGGAGCGCCTGGACCGCAACAACAAGATGGTCGCCGACGCCAAGGGCGAGCAGCGCGCCATCTCCACGGGTGCCGGCGCGGGCGGCGAGTTCGTGCCGCCCCTGTGGCTGGAGAACGAGTTCATCGCGTTCGTCCGCCCCGGCCGGATCACCGCGAACCTGTGCCGCCAGGGCGACGTGCCGCCCGGCACCGACTCCATCAACATCCCGAAGATCCTCACCGGTACCGCGACGGCCCCCCAGGCGACGCAGAACTCCGGCGTGCAGCAGACCGACCTGACCACCACCTCGGTGTCCAGCCCGGTCGTGACCATCGCGGGTGGCCAGACGGTCAGCCTCCAGCTGATCGAGCAGTCGCCGCTCAACATCGACGACGTGGTCCTCGGTGACCTCGCCGCCGACTACGCCAAGCAGCTCGGCACGCAGGTGCTGTCCGGCTCCGGCTCCAGCGGCCAGGTCACCGGCATGTTCACCCTGGGCGGCACCACCTCGGTGACCTGGACCCAGGCCACCCCGGCGCTGGGCGGCGCGGGCGGCCTGTACGCGAAGATCGCATCGGCGATCTCCTCGATCCACACCAGCCGCTTCATGCCCCCGACCGCGATCATCATGCACCCGCGCCGCTGGGCCTGGGCTGAGTCGCAGTCCGACGCCAACGGCCGCCCCCTGGTCGTGCCGGAGGCCGGCGGCCCCTGGAACGTCGCGGGCAACCTCGACGAGCAGGCCTCGCAGGGTCTGGTCGGCCGGATGCTCGGTCTGCCGGTGTATGTCGACGCCCTGATCCCGGTCAACGGCGGCACCGGCACCAACCAGGACACGATCATCGTCGCGAAGATGGACGACCTGTGGCTGTGGGAGGGCGACGTGCGCGCCGAGGCCTTCCAGCAGACCTACGCCAACCAGCTTTCGGTGTTCGTCCGCCTGTACAACTACGCCGCGTTCCAGGCCGGCCGCTACGCGCCGTCCACCGCGCTGATCACCGGCACCGGCGCCGTTACGCCGACGTTCTGATCCCTGGTCCGGCCCGGGATCACCGGGCCGGACCCTCCCTCAAGGAGGCGGCATGGCCGCGAACACCCTGGTCGCATCTGCGGCCCGCACCGTCACCGGATCCTCGGCCGCCATCGCGGTGGGCTCCGGGGCGGCAACGCTGGAGCTGGAGCTGGAGGTCACCGTCGCGACGGGAACGTCGCCGACCCTGGTCCTCAGTGTCCAGTGGTCCGACGACGGTACGAACTTCGGCAACAACGACGCCTCTGCGGACGCCTTCGCGTCGGTGGCCGCGGTCGGCAACGTCACCAAGTCCATCCCGGTGCGGGCCCCGTACATGCAGCTGACATGGACGATCGGCGGCACCACCCCGTCGTTCACGTTCAGCGTCATCGACGTAGCCAGCAACGTCATCTGATCCCGCCCCAGGGAGGCGCACCGACCGGTGCGCCTCCCTGTTGCCTGAAAGGGGCCCGGAATGGCCAACACCCTGGTTGCCGGTGCCGCCCGGACCGTATCGGGCAACTCCGGGCCGCTGATCGTCGGCTACAGCCCGCTGAACATCGAGGTCGAGGTCACCGCAGCATCGGGAACGACACCGTCGCTGACGCTGGCCGTGCAGTGGTCGGTGGACGGCGTCAACTTCGCCCCGGTGGACACGACTCCGGACCAGTTCGCGGCGATCACTGCGGTCGGCAACGACCTCAAGCAGCTCATCGTCAAGGGCTCCTGGATGCAGGTCGTTTGGACGATCACGGGGACCACTCCGAGTTTCACCTTCTCCGTTTCCGCTGGCTGAAAGGCCGACACTCATGCCATTCCACAACCCGATCAACTACGCCGACGGGCTGCTGACCGAGCTCGAAGGAGCCGAGCGCGCGGCGCGGACGGAGACCATCGCGGATATTCGCGAGCAGCTCCCCGAGCTGGCCAAGGCCGTGGACGCCGTCGATGCGAAGTCCCTGGACGACGACGGCGCCGCCTTCCTCGCCGCGACCAGGGCCCGGCTCGCTGCGGTCCTGGAGCCCAGGAAGGCCCCGCGGACCACTGCCGCAGCCTCGGCGCCGAACAAGGCCGTCCCGCCGGCGGCGAAGTAACCAGCCCCTCTCTGCTCGCCGCATCGTCACTCCTGCATCCATCACTACCGCTGACCAAGGGGGTGGATGGTGGCGCAGACCCTCTTCTTCGTGGGCCAGGACGTCTCGGTCTCGTGCGTTGCCCTGGACGACAACGGCGACCCTGCCGTTGGGACGCTCGCGGTCACCTTTACCGTCACCGATCCGACCGGTATCAGCACCACGCCTTCCGCCGTCTCGACCGGCGGGGGCGGATATGTGGCCGTAGTGCCGTCCGCCGCGGTGGCCGGGGTGTGGACGTACCGGTGGACCGCTGCCGGAACGGGTGTGCAGTGGGCGTCCGAGGGCCAGTTCCAGGTGCGACCGCTGGGCATCGAGCAGTTGGTGGACCTGGTATCGGTCAAGAAGCACCTGAACATGAGCGAGACTGACACATTGCCGGACGACGAACTGCAGGGCTTCATCCTGGCCGCCGCCGATCTGGCGCGGGATGTGTGCGGGCCGTTCCTGCCTGAGACCCACCTGCAGTTCTTCGACGGCGGCGTGAACACGATCGTGCCGGACTGGCTGCCGCTGGCGAGCATCCTGTCGGCGACCGAGTACTACGGCCTCTCCGCGTTCCCCCTGACTGAGCAGCAGCTCGGTTCGCAGATGAATGCCTTCGCCTTCACGGCGGACTACACGACCGGCCAGATCACACGCCGCACGTTCGGTGGCCAGCCGGCGATGTTCGCGATCGGCGCGAAGAACATCAAGTTCGTCTACCTCGCCGGGCGCTCCGGCCAGGTCCCCTTCACAGTCCGCCTGGGTGCCCTGGAGCTGATCCGGCACCTGTGGCAGCTGACCCAGCAGGGCGGTCGTCCGCGCTGGGGCGGCGCTGCCCTGGACGGCGAGTCCATGGGTGTTCCGACTGGCTTCGCTCTGCCGCAGCGGGTCCTGGAGCTGTGGCAGCCCTTCAAGAGGCCGCCGGGGATCGCCTGATGACCACACCGATCGAGGACATTCCCGCATCGAGTATCCCGGCGGCCCGCGCCTGGATCCTCGATGGCATCGAGGCCCAGCTCGCAGGCGCGACGGGGATGCTGATCTGCCTGGACGAGCCGGGGCCGAATCAGCCCGACGACATCATCTGCGTCGGCGAGGTCACCCAGACCTACGGGCCGTTGGACATCGTCGGCTCCGGCGGCCGGCTGTGGCTGACCGAGGAGTACTCGGTCACCGTGACGATCTCGGTGTTCCGCGGCGGCGACGACCCGGTGACGGTGTTCAACCGGGCCCGCCAGCTCGCGGACCTGGTGGTGGCCGTGGTGCGGTCCGACCCGTCGCTGGGCGGCGCCGTGGACCGGGCCCGGCCCGCGCGGGCGTCGCATTCCAGCGCCTGGACCGAGGACCACACCGGCCGGCTGTGCGAGATCGAGCTGTCCATCGACTGCCTGAAATCCCTGTGAGGAGTGCTGTGCCCAGCTACACGTACACCGGCGACGAGGGCCGGTACTACCCCACGCTCGCCCTGGCCCCGGAGCCCGGCGGCGAACACGACCTGGACCACAATCCGGGCGACGGCCGCTGGACCCCCGAGGACCCCGAGCCCGAGCCGCCGGCGGAAGAGGCCGCGGCACCGAAGCTGCGCGCCGCCGCGAAGAAGCAGGAGGCCTGACATGCCGAAGCCGTCTCATCTCGCAGTCCTGGGCGTCGGCAAGGAAGGCGCCACCCCCGGCACCCCGTCCGCCGCCACGATGTGGGTGCCGTGGAAGACGCTGACGCCGAAGGACGACGTCAACCTCATCACCGACGAGGGCCAGCGCGGCGCCCCGGTCGACAACTACGGCCAGCTGCCCGGCCCGAAGGGCAGCTCCCTGGACATCGGCGGGGACGTGTTCGCCGACTCCATCGGCTTCCTGCTCGCCTCGGTGCTGCCGGATGTCGTGGTCACCGGTTCGTCCGCCCCGTACAGCACCGCGTGCTCGACGCTGTGCACCGGCGACACCCAGCCGCCCACGCAGACCTGGACGATCTTCGACCCGCTGGGTACCTGGCAGTACCCGGGCTACCAGTTCTCCGAACTGGGCTTCAAGTGGAACGCCGACGGGTTCTTCGAGTGGTCGGCGAAGGGCATGGGCTGGACCTACGTGTCGGGCTCTACCCCGACGCCGTCGTTCTCGACCACGCCGAAGCCGTTCGCGAACTGGGGCATCACCACGAAGATCGCCGGCTCGAACTTCTTCACCCAGGACGGCGAGCTCACCATCAAGCGCGGCATGACCGCGATCCGCGGCGCCAACGGCTCCCAGAACCCCTACCGGATCTGGACCGGCGACGTGTCCGTCGAGGGCAAGGCGACCCTCGTCATGGAGGACACCACCCAGCGCGTGATCTACCAGGCCGGGACCATGCAGTCCTTCGAGGTCCTGTACACCCAGGGCGCCGGCGCCGCCGCGAACGGCCTGGACCTCAAGTGCTCCACCGTCGCCTACACCGAGGGCACCCCGTCCTACGGCAAGGACTACATCGAGATGCCCGTGAGCTGGAAGGCCTCGGCGAACACCACCGATGTGGGCGGATCGGCCGGCTACTCGCCCATCAAGGCCACCCTGACCAACGCCCTGCCCTCGGGCACCTACAAGTAGAAGGAGCATCCACCCTCATGGAGCACGTCACCCTCAAGGCGGGCGGCACCGCGGACCTGCGCGACGTCGCCGACATTCCCGAGCGGCTGCGGCGCCCGCAGCGCAGGATCCAGATGCTGCTGGCCGCCAACCCGGCGTTCTCCGACGTCGTCAAGAAGGCGTCCCAGGCCGGGGTCGCCGCGGTCGAGGACTTCTCCGAGGACCAGGCCGTGGCCATGGTCTCCGAGATGGGCGCCGACAGCTTCGACCTCCTGGACCAGCTCAACGACACCGCGATCCTGTCCCGCGTGATGGGCTGGTCCTTCGACGTGCCGGTGACCGCCGAGGGCCTGCAGGACCTGCCCGGCGCGGTCTACGACGAGCTGAAGGCGCTGTGCGCGAAGGGCGCGCTGGAGGGCACGGACTTCTCGCCGTCGCAGGACGAGAACTCCCCTACCGGCTCCTCTACCGGCTCCGCGTTGCGGTAGAGGGCAAGTTCGACTACCCGGCGTGGATGCTGCCCGCCGAGGCGTTCCGGGACTGGCAGCTGTGCCAGGTCGTCGGCTCCCCGGACACCTGGATGAACATGTCCGCGGAGCGCCTGGACTGGATCCTCGCCGTGGACGGGGCGGTGAAGCAGGCCCGCGCGAACAAGGAGAAGGAGGCCGCCAGTGGCTAGCGACTTCTCTATCCGCATCAGCGGCCTGCCGGAGTTCAACGCCGCCCTGACGCGCATCGAGCGGCAGATCGACGTCGCCACGGTGGCGGCGCTGAAGTCGACGCAGAACCTGGCCAAGAAGACCATCCGCGCGCAGATGCGCGGGCGTCCGCGCTGGGACCACCGCGGCAAGTCCTCGCGCACCGGCGGCAGCGTTTCTCTGCACCTGAATCCGCCGCACGTCTCCAAGGGCGGAGGCCCCGGGAAGCTGACCGGGACCCTGACCCGCGGGGTGGGCGGGGTCCGCAAGCCGAAGAAGACCCCGGAGGGCTTCGCGGGCGGTGTCGGGGTCGGCGGCGGGGTCCGCAACCTCTACAAGAAGCGCATCGAAGGCACCTACCCCTACGTGAAGCCGGGCCTGGCCAAGGCCACCGCGGGCATGCCCGCGATCTGGGAGAAGGCCTGGGACCGGTCGGTCCGCCTCTAACTGAACAGCGTGTGGGGGTGAGCCGTCATGGCTGGCCTGCCTCCCGTGTTCGTCGAGTTCCTCGGCAAGTCCACTGGCGTCAAGACGGCGCTGGCCGACATCAAGGCCGAGACCCGCGTGGCGGCGGCCGAGGGCGAGACGTCGTTCAGTCAGTTCGGGCGGATCTCCAAGGCGGCGGTCGCCGGGATCGGCATCGCCGCCGTCGCCGCGGCCGCGGACACGGTCCACATGGCCGCGGATTTCCAGACGCAGATGACGCGGGTCAAGACGGGCGCCGGCGAGGCGGCCAGCAACATGAAGCTGGTCTCCGACGGGGTCCTGTCCATGGCCGGGCAGGTCGGGGAGTCCACCACCGAACTGACGTCCGGGCTGTACACGGTGGAGTCGGCGGGCTACCACGGCTCGGACGCGCTGAACGTCCTGAAGAACTCGGCGGAAGGCGCGAAGGTCGGCGCCGCGGACCTGGCCACGGTCACCGACGCGGTCACCACCGGCCTGAACGCCTACCACATGGGCGCCTCGCAGGCCTCGGACGTCACCAACGAGCTGATCGCCACCGAGGCCGAGGGCAAGACCAACATGGAGGCCCTGGCCGGCTCCATGGCCTCGATCCTGCCCACCGCGTCGGCGGCGCACGTCGGCATCCAGGAAGTCCTGGGGGCGATGGCCACCATGACCGCCCAGGGCACCCCCGCGGCGGTCGCGGCGACCTACCTGCGCCAGACCATCGGGATGCTGTCGAACCCGTCGGCGAAGGCGGCGGCGGAGATGAAGGACCTGGGGCTGAACTCCGTCCAGGTCGCCCAGAACCTGGGCAAGAACGGCCTCGCCTCCACGCTGACCGAGCTGACGACCGCGATCACCCAGCACATGGGCCCGGCCGGCACCGTCCTGATCAAGCACCTGCAGGACGCGGCGAAGAACACCTCCGCCTACCAGAAGGTCCTCGCCGGCCTGCCGCCGTCCCAGCAGACCTACATCGGGGCGCTGGCCACGATGGTCGGCGGCACCAAGTCGATGCAGGCCGCGCTGGAGCTCACCGGCCCGCACATGAAGACGTTCCAGGCCGACACCGCGGGCATCGCCCAGCACGTCAAGGACGCCCACGGCGGCATCGAGGGCTGGAGCGACGTCCAGAAGACGTTCAACCAGCGCATGGCCGAGGCCAAGGCCGGCGTCGGGGCGATGGCGATCCAGATCGGCAACGCCCTGCTGCCCACGGTCACCAAGCTGGCCGGGGTCCTGGCCACCGTGGTGACGTTCCTGACCAAGCACAAGGCGATCGCCGAGGCCCTGGCGATCGTGATCGGCGGCATCCTGGTCGTCTCGATCGCGGTGCTGACGGTGGCGCTGTGGAACGCGGCGGCGGCCAGTGCCGCGCTGACGTGGCCCATCATCCTGATCGCCCTGGCCGTGGCGGCGCTGATCGCCATCATCGTCCTGCTGATCATGCACTGGCGCACCGTGTGGGCCGTCATCAAGGACGTCGGCCTGGCCATCGCCCACGCGGTGATGGCCGCCTGGGACGCGGTCGTCGCCTTCACCGAGTCGGCGTGGAAGCACATCTCGCAGGCCGTCTCGGAGGCCTGGAACGCGGTCGCCGCCTTCTTCGTCGGCGCCTGGCACGCCGTGGTCGACCCGATCGTCCACGCCTGGGACATCGTCAGCAAGGCCGTCTCGGACGCCTGGGACGGCATCGTGTCGTTCCTGGTCGGCGCCTGGCACACGGTCGTGGACCCGATCGTCTCGGCGTGGAACTCGATCGTGTCGGTCACCACCACCGTGTGGAACGCCGTCCTCGGATTCCTGCGCAAGTGGTGGCCGCTGCTGCTGGTGCTGTTCCTGCCGTTCGTGGCGCTGGCGATCGCAATCTGGAACCACTTCCACACCGCGATCTTCAACACCGCAATCATGGTGTGGAACAAGGTCTCCGGGTTCTTCGTCGGCGTCTGGAACTTCATCGCCTCCACCGCCAAGACGGCGTGGGGCCTGATCCAGAGCTACATCGTGGCGCCCGTCGTCGCGGTCTGGCAGTGGCTGGTGTCGGCCTGGAACACCATCTACGGCTGGCTCGTGACCCTGTGGGGCCTGGTCGCCGCCGGGGCGAAGATCGCATGGAACGCGATCAAGGTCGCGATCATCGATCCGATCATCGCGATGTGGAACCAGATCGTCTCGGTCTGGCACACCATCGCCGGCTGGCTGACCACCGCCTGGCACGGCATCGCCGCGGCGGCCTCCGCGGTGTGGAACGCCATCAAGACCGCGATCATCAGTCCGCTGACCAGTGCCTGGCACAGCATCACCGGCATCGTCGGCAAGATCGGCTCCGCGATCGGCACGGGCCTGCAGTCGGCCTGGAACACGGTGTCCAACATCGGCAGCAAGTTCCTGTCGATCGGCTCCGACATCATCAACGGCATCATCACCGGCATCGAGAACGCCGCCGGGTCCCTGTTCAGCGCCCTGGGGAAGATCGCCTCGAATGCGCTGAGCTCGGCGAAGAGCTTCCTCGGCATCGGCTCGCCGTCCAAGGAGTTCGCCGAGCAGGTCGGCCAGTGGATCCCCCACGGCATCGCCCAGGGCATCACCAAGTACTCCGGGGTCGCCCACGCCGCGGTGAAGAACCTGACCGGGCAGCTCACCAGCCAGAGCCTCGGCGTCGGCACCGCAGGCCTCGGCGTCGCCGGCGGCGCTGCTGCGGGGGGCATCGGCGGGGCTGCGGCCACCGCCCAGGTCACCACGATCGTCCAGGTCGACGGCGAGGAACTGTTCCGCGCCACCCAGCCGCACGCCCTGCGGTTCGACCGCCGCAACGCCCAGGCCGGCCTCGTCTACGTCCGCGGATAGGGGGTTCCCATGGCCGTGCCCGGCCTGCTGGCCAACTGGCCGCGCATCGCCTTCCAGATCGCCTGGAACCTGGGCGGCCTGCAGTCCGGTACGCCGTACTGGACGGACCACACCTCCCGGCTCACCGCCGGCTGGACCGCCACCCAGGCCGGGCGCCAGTACGAGCTGGACGCCGTCCAGTCCGGCGGCATGACGTTCACCTTGGACAACTCCGACGGCACGTTCGACTCCACCAACCCCAGCTCGCTGCTGTACGGCAGCATCAAGCCGTTCCGCCTCGCCCGCCTGACCGCGACGTGGCCGCCGACGAAGAACCTGTTCCTGCAGGACCTGGCCAAGGGCACCTCGACGGCCAACATCCGCAACTTCGTCGGCGGCGTCCTCGCAACGGTCACCGGGCTCACCGCCGCACCCAGCGGCCAGACCACCGCCATCAGCCTGACCTTCCCCGCCACCGCCGCCGTGAGCACCGGCTACATCCAGGGCACCACCTCCCTGGCGCCGAGCATGGACGCCCTTGCCACGCCCCTGGTCGGCCAGACCGGGTCCCTGGTCGGGCAGCAGATGACCGCGAGCGTGTACTGCTCGGCGCTGGCCGGCGGCACCACGAACCTGCCCATGCAGGTCCGCATCTACTGGTACGCGCAGGACGGCACCCGGATCAGCTCCAGCGACGGCGCCGCAACCGTGGTGCCCGTCGCCCCGTCCTGGTCTCGGGCGACCGCGACCGCCACGGTGCCCGCCGGCGCGGTCTGGGCCCGGCTCGCCTTCATCAACTCGGCGCTCACCAGCGTCTCCAACACCGTGTACACCACCGGCTGGCAGTTCGAGGCCGCCGCCGCCGTCACCTCGTGGGCCGACCCGGGCACCACCTACCCGCTGTGGACCGGCTACCTGGAGCGGACCAAGCGCAAGTGGAACGGCACCGCGTTCGAGAACATCGACATGACCTGCGTCGACGCCCTCGCCGGACTGTCGCGCACCACCCTGCAGCCCAGCCTTCCCGCCCAGCTCCTGTCGCTCGGGCCGACCCGGATGATGCCCCTGGACGAGCCGACCGGGTCCACGGCGTTCCGGGACCAGACCGGTATGCACGCCCCGGGCAAGGCCGCGAACTCGGCCTGGGGCGCCGGGACCCTGACCGCGGGCAACAGCATCTCCGGCACCGGCTTCCTCGGCGCCGCCGGACCCGTGGTGACCTTCGCGAATCCCACGCCGTCAAACACCGCCGGCCCCGGCGCCTACATCAACCTCGGCACGCCCAGCGGACCGCCCCGCACGGGTGGCTGGACCAGGTTGATCTGCTTCCGGACCACGACGGTGCCCGCCGCTGGCGTCCCCATGTACCTGTGGTGGGCGTCGGCCGGATCGTTCGGCGGCGCTAGCTGCGGCCTGTACATCGACAACAATCAGAACGTCAACGCGCAGGCCACCAACGCCGCTGGCGTGCAGATCAGCTCCTGGGTACCCACTGTCGCCGTGTGCGACGGCAACTGGCACATGGCCGCGATCATCCTGACGCCCGACGGCAAGACGCTGAACGTCAACGTCGACGGGGCCGGTTTCTTCGGCACCAGCGGCAGCGACTGCCACCCCACCGGGATCGCCTCCGACACCCTGGGCGGCACCGCCGTGCCCGTGAACAGGTATTACGGAAACTTCTTCAGCGGCGACATCGCCTACGCCGTCGAGGTTCCCACCAATAACGTCCCGAGCTTTCCGGATATCGCAGCGGGGTTCTCCACCGGCTGGAGCGGGGAGAGCTCGGCGGCGCGCGGCCAGCGCATCCTGACCCTGGCTGGCTACCCGAACTCCCTGACGGCGCTTGGCACCCAGACGCCGATGGGCGCGGCCAACGTCGGCGGCCAGGACGCGGTGACGGCCCTGAACGTGGTCGCGGACTCCGAGGCCGGGCAGGCCTACACCGACGCAGCGGGCAACGTCACCCTGGCCGGGCGCCTGTGGCGCTACCTCCACTCCATGCCCGACGTGGTGTTCGGGGAGAACTTCTCCGGCGGGGAGGTGCCCTACCTGGGCGGCTCGGTGGCCGTGGACCTGGACCCCGACCACATCTACAACACCGTGGATGTCAACAACCAGGTCGCCCCGAACGCACCGGCGCAGCCCGACGCGCTGGCCAGCAATGCGGTCTCCCAGGGCGAGTACTTCACCAGTTCGCTGACCCGGACCCTGAACATCGCGGACCCCAACGGCGCCTACTACGCCGCTACGTACCTGGCGAGCCAGTACGCGGAACCGCAGCCCCGCATCTCGGCGGTCACCATCGACCCGTCCGCGAACCCGGCGCTGTGGCCCCTGGTCCTGGGGCTCGGGTTCGGGTCGCGGGCCCGGCTGATGCGCCGGCCCAACAACTCGCCGAACGTCACGCAGCTGGAGACGTTCATCGAGCAGCTGGCCTGGAAGGGCGACACCGACGGGCGCCTGCAGCTCGCCCTGCAGCTGTCCGCCGCGAGCCCGTACCTGGGCTGGTGGGTCGTCAGCTCCCTGCACTCGACGCTGCAGGTCCAGGCGAACGCGGGCAGCAACACCATCACCCTCGGAGCACTCACCGGCAGCGCCCTTAACCCGGCCGCCGCAGTGCTACCCGCGGGGACGGTGCTTACGGTCGGCTATGGCACCGCCGCGGCGGAGAGCGCCACCGTGAAGACCGTCGCGGTCACCACCGCCGGCTACACCAGCGTCGTGGTGACCCTGACCGCGAACCTCGCCTCCACACACGCGGCGGGACTGACGGTCTGCCAGCCGCTGCCGGGCGGCTACACCCTGCCCGCCACGACCCTCGCCGGCTACCCGGCCTCCCTGGACGCCGGCGCGACGCTGTCGGCGACCGGCCCGCGCGTCACCTACTGACCCCTGCCCGCCTCCAGCACCCCGGCCCTGCCGCCGGTGTGCTGCCCGTGCTGCCCTGGAGGCCCGCATGCCGCTCCCGGTCCCGATCCCCTACAACTGGAACGTCGGCGACACCGGCAACGCGGCGCTCCTGGACGCGGCGATCCGCGACCCGATCACGTTCCTGACGAACCCGCCGATCGCGACGCTGGTCCAGACGTCCACCCAGTCGATTGCCACGTCCACTTCCACGGCAGTCACCTGGCCGACACCGACTGTGGACACCTACAGCGGTTGGGCGTCGGGCACTCCAACCCGGTATACGCCGCAGGTGGCGGGCTACTACCTGTGCATCGGCAACCTGGGATTCGCGGCCACTTCCGCCGTCGGCGCGCGCGATGCCCAGATCGAAAAGAACGGTACGACGGTCGTCAACGAGGTCGGCGTCGGCAACGCCGGAACTTCCTACAGCACGGTCATCGGCGTGGTCTCGATGGTTTTCTGCAACGGGACCAGCGACTACATCGAGCTGTACGCGAACCAGAATTCGGGCGGTGCGCTGGCGACGGTCGTCTCCGGCCGCACCTCACTCACCGTCATGTGGATCCACGCCTGACTGGGTTCGGCCCAACGCTCCGAGGAGGTGACAGTGCCAGATGACGTCACTCTCGGCGAGGTGCAGCGTGGTCTGCGGGAGCATCGGCGTGAGAGCGCCGAGCAGCATCGCGCACTGGATGAGCGGATCACGCGGGTGGCCGCGGAGTCGGTGCAGACGGACGTCTACCAGGCGGATCAGCGAGCGACCGCGGAGTTGGCCCGGCGTCTGGAGCGGGACCGGGTCGAGGGTGAGCGGAAGCTGCGCGAAGACGTGATCACTCCGGCTCTGGTTCGGCTTGCGGCGGTGGAGACGGCGAACGCGAACCGGCCGACGATGTCGTTCGGCAGGTGGATGCAGGCCCTGGGTGTGGTCATGGCGTTCCTGACGGTGGTGATCGCGGCGTGGGTGGCGACGAAGGGAGCGAAGTGACTGCTCCAGTCGGCCCGGCGCGGCGTCGCTTTCGGTGGGAGCCGCTGCTGCGGGGCATGATCGTGGTGGGGTTTCTGCTGGGGTGCGCGTACATCGTGGTCCAGTTGCTGTCGCTGAGGTCGACGGTGGATTCGCAGCAGTCGGGGCAGGCGGCGCAGTCGACGGCCATCACGAAGCTCAGTACTGCCCTGGATCAGACTCGGGCTCAGTTGCAGGCGCATGGTGTGACGCCGTCGGCACCAGCGGCCACGAAGATCATTCAGGGTGTGCCTGGCGTCCCCGGTGCCGCCGGTCAGAGCATCGTCGGCCCCGCGGGCCCGTCCGGCCCCGCGGGCAAGGACGGCACATCGCCGGATCCGGCCGCGATCGCAGCCATGGTCGCCACGATGGTGCACCCCAGCCCAGGGCCCACGGGTCCGGCTGGTCCGCCAGGTCCGGTCGGAGCGAAGGGCTCCCCGGGCGCCGACTCAACCGTGCCGGGGCCGGCTGGTGCGGCGGGTCCCGCCGGCCAGGACGGAAAGGACGGAAGTCCAGGCCAGAAGGGTGATCAGGGCGATCCCGGGCCTTCCGGACCAGCCGGACCTGCTGGTCCCGCCCCGTCCGGCTGGACGTTCACCTCCTCCGACGGCACGGTCTACGACTGCGCCCCGGACTCGGCGGGCTCGACGCATTATTCGTGCACCGCGGAGTCGGGCACGGGTCCGCAGCCCACGCCGTCGCCCAGCCCGTCGCAGTCGGCGACCGCAGCGAGCAACACCTCGTCGGTCCGCAAGAGCAGCGCCGTGTCGGCGGGACCGGGGTGGCCGTGATGCGCCGCTGGATCGTGCCCGCCATCACCTTGCTGGCGATGGACCTGTACTTCCTGATCTGGCGGACGGCCGAGGTGCAGGGCAACGTCGAGGCGCAGTTCATCATCGTGACTCCGGCGTTCGTGGTGTCGCATGTGCTGCACCGGCGTGAGGCCGCGAAGCATCACGCCGAGCAGGTCGGCCGGGCCGAGGCGCACGCCGCCGAGCTGGCCGCACACCGGCAGGAGTTCGCGGTCGTGGCCGACAAGGTGCGTGAGCTGCACGACTTCCATATCGGCTTCAAGCTGCCCGACCGCGAGCTCCGGCCGCCGCAGCCCTGAGTCGCCCCTTCCTTCGCCCCCGTGCCACCGGCCGGGGGCTTCGTCTTGCCCTCTGGAGACCCTCATGTCCAACACTGTGCACGCCCGGAAGTGTGGCCGCCGGGCGCCGAAGAACGCCCCCGCACTGCACCTGGCCGACTTTCTGACCGGTGTAGTCCCAGCCCATCCGGCGGCAGCGGACAACCTGGCGCGGCTGGGCGGCGGCTGGGCCATGCTCGGGAACGACGTGGCCGGTGACTGCGTGTCGGTGACGTGGGCAAACTTCCGCCGCCTGGTGTCGGGCCGGTACCCGGACCAGGGCCAGGTGTGGACGCTCTACAAGACCCAGAACCCCGGCTTCGACCCGAACGGCTCGGCCTCGACCAACGGGCCGGGCAGCTCGCACGACGGCGGCATGGACATCCAGACGCTGCTGGAGTACCTCGTCAAGGTCGGCGGCCCGGACGGCGTGAAGGCCCTGGGGTTCGCGAAGGTCGACCACACGAAGGTGGCGGAGGTCGCCGCCGCGATCGCGATCTTCGGTGCGGTGTGGACCGGCATCACCGTCCTGGACGCCAACCAGGACCAGTTCGGGCAGGGCGAGCCGTGGGACTACGTGAAGGGCTCGCCGGTCGACGGCGGCCACTCGGTCCTGACCGGCGGCTACGGCCCCGCGGGGGCGGGTCCGCTGGGTGGCGACGAGCGGTTCATCACCTGGGCTGCCGAGACGTCGTTCACGGACGGCTTCTGGTCGCACGACGTCGAGGAGTGCTGGGTTGTGATCTGGCCGGAGGACCTGAAGAACGACGCGTTCCTGCTGGGCGTGTCCCTGGCTGCGTTCGCTGCGGCGTGGACGGCGATCACGGGCAAGGTCTTCCCGGTCGCGATCCCGCCGGTGCCGACGCCGACGCCCGTCCCGACTCCTGTGGCGGACCCGGCGGACGTGGCACTGGCGGCGTCGATGAAGGCGTGGCTGTCCGCGAAGGGCCTCGGCTGATGGCCGACCTCTACCTGCCGGACCTGAGCGAGTTTCAGGGCACCGTCAACTGGCACACCCTGGTTTCGAGCGCGTACCCGGTGGCGATCATCCGGGCGCACAACGGCTCGAGGGCGGACTACTACTGGTCGGCGAACCGGGCCGGTGCGCATGCGGCGGGCATCCGAGGCCTGGGCATCTACCAGTACTTGCAGGCGTCCCGTGATGCGGCGGCTCAGGCCAACGCCCTGTGCGATCTGATCGGGTCGCTGCGGGTCGGCGAGTGGGCGATCTGCGACCTCGAGGAAGGCTCGGGGGACCAGTCCGCTCGAGCCCACGCCTGGTACACGACGGTCGCCGGGCGGCTGCACAACGCCTCGAGCGAGGAGCTGTACTCCGGCGATTACTTCTTCGGTGCGCATCACCTGTCGGCTGCGGGGTTCTCGAGGATCTGGCTGGCGGCGTACTCGAGCACGGAGCCGTCGGCGGTGCACGAGCTGTGGCAGTTCACGGATGCCCGGTCGTTCCCCGGCATCTCGGGGAAGACGGACGCGTCGGTGTTCCACGGCACGACGGCGGAGCTGCTGGCGCACGTCAATCCGCCCACTCCTGCCCCGAAGCCCAA